GATTTAGGTGATTTAGGTGATTTATTTGTATTCCACATCCTTCCAACTTCCCTCATCAAATCCTGACGAGACATATTAGGATTATTTATTTTAACAATAGGTAAAGTCTCCTTAATAAACTTGTTATACAGTGTCGGTTCCCTCTTCTTCTTCTCTTCACCTCCATCACCCCCCTTTGAATAAACCTTCATCCTCGTCTTCTTCTCCCCCTTTGAATTTTCACGAATCTCCTTGAATACTTCAGTTAGCATCTTTCCCAACTCACTCCTTGTATACTCCTTCTCTTCATCAATTTGTTTCCTCCATTTCTCTATTATACTAATTGTCATTAAATATATATATTATACTGTTATTTAAAAATATTTAAAATAGATAGTCTGAAAAAGAAAAATAAAACCACACTACCCAATCATCTTTTCAAATTCTCCCATATCTAATATTTTAATACCTAATTCATTTGCTTTATCTATTTTACTTGATTTGTCAGTTTTATTTTTAACAACTAAATAATCGGTTGTTTTAGAAATCGCAGTAACAACTTTACCACCACTATCAGTTATTAATTTTTCCCAATCTTTATTTCTAAATCCTGTGAAAATAATTTTTTTATCTTTTAATATTTCTACTTTATTTTCATCCTTTATATCCCCTTTTATATTTACTCTATTACATTTATATCCAATTTTATCTAAAAATTCATAAAACTTTTTAATATTTTCAACAAATTGTTTAGCATTTACATTACCTATACCATCTATTTTAAGCAAATCATCAATAGTTAATTTTAATATTTCTGCTTTTTTATTTAAAGGATATTTTTCACTAACTAATTTAATTTTTTTAAGAGCGAACCCTCTTCCTAATATATTAGAAGCATCTAATAAAATATCACAATCACTATCTTTTATTTTTGTGAAATTATCTACAATTTTTATAGCACTTTTTTCTTGAAAACCATCTAATTGTTTTAGTTCTTCAACTTTAATTTTCAATATTTTTTCCAATGTATCAAAACCATTTTCATATAACCTTTTAATAGTGCTTTCCTTAACAGAACCCACATCTAATTTAGCCATAAAATATGTATAAGATTTAATATCTTGCTCTTTATTTTTACCATCTTCGTCTAATATGATATCAATTTGTGTATCATTCCATTTATATTTTAATTCAGGCATTTTAGGTTTTCCATTAGAACTAACACTCAAAACCTTTAAAATATGAGGAATAACATCACCACTTCTAATTATAACAATTCTAGAACCAGGTCCAATAATATTATCATTAATAAATTTACCATTAAAACCAGTTGCTTTTTGTATTTTAACACCAGAAATAACAACCTCATTAAATTTTATAATAGGTTTCATATATTTGTGCATAGACACATTCCATTCAACATCACTAACAATAACCTCGGCTTGCTCATGTGTTAATATACTTTTAAATGCAAAAGCATATTTAGGATTTTTACCATTAACAAGTTTATGTTGTTTATTATTATAAATAACTATACCATCAACTTCATATTCACTATCCATTCTTCTAGATTCTAACTGTTTAGATAATGATTGTAAGTTAATGTCACTTTCTTCTAATAATTTATAATAAGCACATTTAATATTATTTTTAGTAAAATAATTAAAACTATCTTCAATTTTCATTTCTGGATACATAATATCATAAGCTAAAAATTCAATATGACCAAGTATAGTTTTATTTAAAATTTTAGAATGAATAGCACCCGCTACAACATTTCTAGCATTACTACCCGAGTCTTTTATTTTTTCCCAATTACTTCTAGAAATAATTAACTCGCCTCTAATGGCAAATTTAGTTTCAGTAACATTTGGAAAAGTAATATAATTTCTTAAATGAGAAATATCCTGACCTTCTTTACCATTTCCTCTAGTATAAATTTTAATATCATTATCATTTTTATAAAACAAACAACTAATACCATCTAATTTATCAGATACAATTGCAGAACTATTATATTTTTTTTTCCAATTATTAATTGCTTTTTCGTCATCTTTAATTTTATCAAGTGAACCCATCCAATATGGTAATTTAACTTTACTTTCTTCATCTGCGCCAACCCTTTTAAAATAAGCATTTTTTGGATCTAATTTTTTTAAATAATTTTTAACTAAATCATACATATCATCATTTAATATTGTTTTATTTGTATTAAAAAAAGCTTTATCGCAATCTTCTAAGAATGTTATAATTTCTTTTTTGTTTTTAGTTTTCAAATAATTAATAGGATCTCTTAATAAGTATTGTATATCCATTATTTTTTAGTTATAAATATATATATCATTTTTTTTATATATTTAAGTGTGAAGTAAGTAATTATGAAAATTTGTGACAAAATACATTCAAATTCGAGACCTCATATTGACTTATCATCAAATTATGATACATATGAATGAAATCCATTTAAAAAAAAAACAGTAAACTAAAAAAAAGAGAATAAAAAAAATAAATCAATTAATATTAAGTACATTTTTATTTTTGATAATATATATATATTTTTATAAATATTGATAATACTATTTAAAGATTTTTTAATTTATTAATATTATTATCATTAATTGAAATAATAGATTTTAATTTTGTTTTATACGAGTAACATATATTAAGTAATTCTTTTACTTCATTATTATCAAACATTTTAAAAAGTATAAAAAAATTTTTTTTGTGTTTTTATTATAATATATTTTTTTTGTTTTTTTTCTATTTTTTATTTTTTTAATCTAAATCTAGATTTAACTTTTTAATAATTATATTTGCATCTTTTTCCAATTGTTCGTAATCGTTTTCATCCCAAAATTCCATGTTACGATTATTGCAATCAGAACAGATTCTTACATTTTTAAGACAGAGATTGCGCGATTTGTATGGATAGTAAATGCATTTATAATTTTTAATATTACCAGAATATGGTTTAAATGAATAATATAACTCTGATTCTGGTGTTTTAGAATTACATGGACCAGGACAGAAGTTAATATTAGAAGCATCAATATAAATATTCATATCTAAGATTTTCCACTGATTTTTGTTTGCTACTTAAATTTGTAATAACGAAATGTAGGACTTTTTTGGACGATGAGTTGCAACAGGCAACTAACTTGATGACAATGCGTAATAAATAGATTAAATTAAGAATTCATTTTTTTTTCAAATCAAGATTTTTCAATCCATTTTTCAATCCATTTTTCAATCCATTTTTCAATCCATTTTTCAATCCATTTTTCAATCCATTTTTCAATCCAAATTTAAAAATGGATTGAAAAATCTTGATTTGAAAAAAAAATGATTCTTGCTACTAAAATTCAGTATTATCAACTATCAGCAACAGACAACAAGCGGAACACAAACCAAACAGTCTAAATGGCCGCAACTCAGACTCAGAAGATCATCGACGAGTTTACCACTCTTGTGGATACTGAGAAGGAGTATACTCGTGCTGAACTTGGTAAGATGCTTACTGAGGTGTATCATCAGATTACTTCGGACAAACCGAAGAAGACTGAAGATAAACCTAAGAAAAAGAAGTCAAAAAAGGAGAAGAACTCTGATGAGGAAGTCGAACCCAAAAAGAAACGTGAACCAACTGCTTACAATCTCTTTGTAAAAGAGCAGATGAGTATTGTGAAGGAGGAATTTCCCGATTTGAATCGCCAGGATCTCATGAAGAAGGTAGGTGAGATATGGAAGGCACAAAAGGGAGAGGCGAAAGAGTAATAAAAAAATAGAAAAATAAAAAAATAGAAAAATAAAAAAATAGAAAAATAAAAAAAAAGGTAAAGTAACCTTTTTTTTATTCTGAAATTTGAAATTTGGATTGAAAATCTTGATTTCTCAAAAAAATTGATTCTTTTGTTGTAAGTTTGAACCGACCTAAAAAGCAGAGAACAAAGGAGAAAAAAAACAGATCTAACTCAACCAAATCAACTAGGTTTATTGAAATGTCTTATACGCAGAAGATTTTGGGAGAGTTTATTTCTCGCATTGACACAAATGAGAAATACACCCGCAATGAACTGGGAAAAATATTGACAAAAGTTTATCATGAAATCAAGAATCCGAAAAAACCGAAAAAACCGAAAGGAAAAACACCATTTGACTTTTTTATACAACAAAATAAAGAAAAAATAAAAGAAATATATCCCAATCTATCTGAAGAAGATATTTTGAGACTACTAAAAAGTAGGTGGAATACAAAACTCGAAGAAGAAAAAATGAAAAAAATAGAAGAAGAAAAAAGGAAAAAAAAAGAAAAGGCAGCAAAACTAAATAGAATTTTCATAGAACACAATTTAAAAGAAAAATTGAAAAAAATGATAACACTTGCATCGCATCCATCAACACCTGATGCAGAGGCATTTCACTCAAAAAGAAGAGCAGAAAAATTAATGCAAATAGAGAATCTTAAAATAGAAGATATCTTGGGTAAAAGAGAGAAAGAAATCTTAGATAACTACAAAAAGAGATGGGGAAGATAATAAATAAAAATTTATATATTATATACAACCATATATGCATCTGTATTTTTTTTAAAAAATTTTGTATTATCTTCATTGTATATTCTAATATTTAGATCATCATATAATATATATTTATTATCTGATTCGTCTTTACATATTGCATAATAATGACCGCCGTCTAAATTTCCAATATGCATACCAATAGAAGAGAAATTATAAGAAGCTTCTAAATTATTATCAGATAAAATGCATCCTTTTTTAATATTAATTTTATTATTAATATCAATTGGTTTAACATTTTTTTTATTTATATTAACATATCTTTTAATTAAAAATATTAGTACATTTGGTAATTTCCATAATTTATGACTTTCAGTATAGAAACAACATTCATTACATTTTTCACATTTCCATTCATTTTTATTTACAGATGATTTTAAATAATTGCGTAATAATGTTGTTAATGTAATAGAATCATTATTATTATCAGGTAAATCTAATTGTATAGCATTGAAAGGTTCAAAATTATATATAATATTATTACATTTATTACATTGAATAGTATTTAATATTACACCTTGGGTATTTCTTAACCAATTACTTGTTTTATTATCATTTAATGTACTAATAATATAATCTGCTTTATTATTTATACGTGGATTATTTAACGTCATATCATCATATTCTTTTAAATATGGTATTTTAGACACAGATTTAAAAATCTCACTTGCTATTTTATCATATAATATAAACCATAATTCTGTAATATCAATTTGTTCTCCATATTTAAAATTATTTAAAAAATTATATAAGGCATTAATAAATTTATTTGGACTAACAGAATTTTTATCTATATACAAAATTTTTAAAATTTCTTTTAATTCAATTGATAATGTATTTTCTGGAATATCTTCATTTAAAATTGATTCTCTTAAAAATTTATTTCTGCATATAATCTGAATTAAACTGTTTATAGCACAAGTAGAACCTAAATTTTTTAATCCTTGCATTATTACTATTTAATATTTTATAAATTTTATATATAAAATAAAAAAAATGATATATAGTTATGTTATAAATATTTATAACTTAATACCAATGGAGCATATTAATTATGATGAATTTCATGATACTATTTATGATGAGGAATTACATGATTATATAAATGGTAATATTATTGTAATGATGAAAATGCAAAATAATAGTATTAATAATAATAATGAAATTACAAAAAATATTATTATAGATTACTATTTACATTCAAAAAAAATTGAATCAACTAAAGAAAACTATAAAGTATATTCAGAAATTTATGATAAAATTTTATTTGAAAATAAAATAAAAATTACTAAAAAAAAAACAATTATTCCTTACCATAAAACAGAAGAATTTTTAAATGATAATAAGGAATATCAAGAAAATAAAGAATGGGAAGAAGAAAAAAAATTACATTATAATGCTTATTTTGGAAGATATAAAGATCTTATTTATATAATTGATTATTATAATAAAATTAGAGAAGAAGAAGAAAATAAAGTTTATGAATTTAATGAAGAATATGAAGAAGCAGAATTTAGTGATTATGAATCTGATTATGATTATAATGAAGAATTATTTAATGAGTATGAAGAAGAACTGTATGATGATGAAGAATATTATTATTAATTTATTTTAATTAAAAATATATTTTTTTATGTTCTCCATTTATGTCCGCATGTTATACATGTAAAGAATATAGTCATAGATTCATCACCTGATCTTGTTTGTAATTCTTGATATGATATCTTATTATTTTTACATTTACCACATTTAATAGAATCAGTCATAGAAACTTGTTTAATTTCATAAGCTTCTTTTAATTTACGATTATGTTTTTCAATAATACTAGTCCATTTTTCTGGAAATAATTCTTCTTTTGACATAAATGATAATTCATGTGGTAAAAATTTTTTTTCTTTTAATCTAATAATTAAATTATTATTACCTAAATACGAATTTTCTAACAAATTAGAGTATATAGCTCTTGCAATATTTATATAAGTATTTTGAAATGATAAATTACTCCATGATAATTGTATTTTATGTAATATAGCATAATCTAATGAAGCATTAAAAATACCTATTTCTAAATCATCAACTTCAATTTCGGTTAAAATATTACATTTTTTTTTTAATAATTTTTTAAAATTTTCTCTAATTTCATGATTGTTATATTCATTACTATTTGATGTCATAATTTATTATTAATATAATTATATTATATAAAATGTCAATTTTTTATATCAAAAAATCTAAAAATCTAAAAATATAAATACAGAAATAAAAAAAGGATATTTTTTCCTTTTTTTATTTTTTTTGTATTTTATATTTTACTCATTCTTTGTCTCTCCCTTTTGTGTCTTCCACATTTCACCAATCTTCCTCATCAAATCCTGACGATTTAGTTCGGGAAATTCTTCCTTCACAATACTCATCTGCTCTTTTACAAAGAGATTGTAAGCGGTTGGTTCGCGTTTCTTCTTGGGTTCTGCTTCCTCATCAGAATCCTTGTCCTTCTTTGACTTCTTTTTCTTAGGTTTATCATCATCTGTCTTCTTCGGTTTGTCCGCAGCAATCTGATGATACACCGCAGTAAGGATCTTACCCAGTTCACCACGAGTATATTCCTTCTCAGTATCCACATGAGTGGTGAATGCGTTGATAACCTTCTGGGTATGGGTAGTGGTCATTTAGACTGTTTGGTAGATTGGTTTGTGTTCTGCTTGTTGTCTGTTCCTGGTAGTTGGTGAAAGTAATTTTTACAACTAATAATCATTTTTTTTTCAAATGAGAATTTTTCAATCCAAATTTGAAAATAAAAAATAAAAAATATATAATATATAATTTTTTTATTTACATTCTAATATCTCTTTGCATAAGAATTAAATCAAAATCAGCACATTGATTAAAATGCATTTCACACTCACCTTCGCATTTAATAATAATTGGTTCTAGATTTTCATCAGTACATGCAAAATAATGATTAATATTATCATTTGAAAACATATAAATAAAATTTTTACATGGTAGACCTTTAATACCATCTGTATTATCCCCAAAAAATCCAGTAATTTTTTTTTTCGATTCATGAATATCATCATCTGAAACAGCAAGCCAATCTTTTCGTACTTTTTCCAAAAATTCTCTATCTCTATTACTCATAGATGTTTGAATCCAACGATGTCCTCGTCTATCAACTTGAATAGAATCCATATTCTCGAAATTAATGCCAGCAGTCATTTGTATTTAAAAACAAATATCATAAAATCATTTTTTTTTAATTTGGATAAAAAAATAAAAAAATTAAAAAAAATTATTTATAATATTCTAAATAGTTATTGACCTGAAATATTGGTCTTAATTAAAAAAACAAATCTCAATTATATGAAACGGATTAACATTGATTAGTATTTAGAAGACAATATGTCAAGAATCTTTTTAGATGAATCGCTAATACTATTTGATGCCGAAATAATATAATTAAGTGGAGTTTTTTGAAGAGTAGATTTTAAATAAAATCGAAATTTTTTTTTATATAAAAATAATTTAAGATCTAATATTAATGCACTGCAATGATAATAGATGATTATTTATTTTATACTAAAGAATATAAACAAAAATATGGAGAAAAAACAGTAGTATTAATGCAGGTAGGAAAATTTTTTGAATTATATTCAATAGATGATGATACTGATTCAGATATATATAAAATAGCAGATTTGTGTAATATATCAATATCAAAAAAAAATAAAAGTATTAAAAATGTAAATGAACATAATCCATTAATGGCAGGATTTCCATTATATGTTATTTCAAAATATCAAAATATACTATTACAAAATAATTATACAATAGTAATGATAGAACAAACATCCGAAGCACCACAACCAGTAAGACAATTGACAGAAATATTAAGTCCAGGAATGAATGTAAATGTAAATTCAAAAAAAAGTAATTATATGATGACAATATATTATGAAAAAATTAAAGACTTATTTGTAGTAGGAATAGCAGGAATAGATATATCAACCGGTTCATCATTTGTTTATGAAGTAGGTTCAACAAAAGATGATTTAGAATTTGCAAATAATGAAGTATTTCGTTTAATTATATCATATAATCCATGTGAATTAATATTTATATCAAATGATACTATAAATGAAGAAGATAAGAAAGAAATTATAAAGAATGCAAATATAAATGATAAAATGATACATTATATATGGAATTCGTATGAATATATTGAAGTAATGGAAAATATAAAATATCAAAAAACGATATTAACAAAGGTATATAATAATATAAAAAATCAATTATCAATAATAGAATCTTTAAATTTAGAATTATTAAATTTAGGAAGAACAGCATTTTGTTGTTTATTGCAATTTTCATATAATCATAATGCTGATATAACAAATAATATATTAAAACCAAATATTCTTGGTAATGATAAATTTTTAAATTTAGAATATGATAGTGCATTACAATTGAATTTAATTAGTTTAAATAATGAAAAATCATTAATAAATATTTTAAATCGTTGCAATACATCATTTGGATCGCGATTATTTAAAGAAAGATTATTACAACCAATAATAGATAAAAATATATTAAATGAGCGGTATAGTAATATTGAAAAGATGTTAGAAGAAACATTATTTAAAAAAATATCAAAATATTTAAATAAAATATTAGATTTAGAAAGAATAAAAAGAAAAATTATTATAAATAAATTACATCCACATGAATGGGGTGGATTCGATTCGTCATTAGAAAATGTATATGAAGTATTTAAATTATTAGAATTAAAAGAAGAAAGTGAATTAGTAAAAAAAATAATAGAATCATATAATATATTAAATTTAGATAATGCAAGTAAATATAATATAAATGAAATAAAAGGAAACATATTTAATAAGGGGGTTTATAAAGAAATAGACGAATTAGATAATGATTATAATAAAATATATGAAAAAATAAAATATGAATCAGAAAATATATCAAAATTGGGTTTAAATGATGATACATGTTGTAAAATAGAATATTCTGAAAAGGAGGGATATTATATATATATAACTAAAAAAAGATATGATACGGCTAAAAATATATCACCAACATTAATAAATAAATATAAAACAATTAGTTATTCTAAACAAAATTATTATAAATTAATATCAAAAGAATTAGAAAAAAACACATCAGAATTAGAAAATATATCGTTAAAAATATCAGAATTAACAATTAAATATTATAAAAATTTTATTAGAAATTTTATAGAATTAAATGAAACAAACTTAGAAAATATTATAAATAAAATTGCAAATATTGATATTTCATGTTGTAATGCTAGAAATGCTTATGAATTTAGATATTATCGTCCAAAAATAATTAATAATGAAAATGATTCTGGATCAATAAAAGGAAAAAATATTAGACATCCAATAATTGAAAGATTAAATACAAATGTTAAATATATAGGAAATGATATTGAATTATCAGAAAATGGAATTTTATTATATGGTATAAATGCGTCAGGCAAAAGTTCTTTAATGAAAACAATTGGATTAAATATAATAATGGCACAATCGGGAATGTATGTGCCATCATGTGAATTTTATTATAAACCATACCATCATATATTTACAAGAATTTCAGGTGCAGATAATATTTATAAAGGAATGAGTAGTTTTACAGTAGAAATGTCAGAATTACGAAATATATTACAAAGATGTGATAAATATAGTTTAGTATTGGGTGATGAAGTATGTAATGGTACAGAATCAGTATCAGGAATTTCTATAGTAGCGGCAGCAATAGATAAACTAATAAATAAATTATCTAGTTTTATATTTGCAACACATTTACACGAATTAGTAGATATTAATATAATTAAACATAATATAAAAAAAAATTTACTTAATATATTTCATTTACATATAACAATAAATAATGATGTTATTCATTATGAACGCAAGATAAAAGAAGGAAAAGGATCATCTATATATGGAATAGAAGTTTGCAAAGCATTAGATATGCCAAAAGATTTTATGCTAAATGCGGAAAAAATAAGAAAAGAAATACAGGGTTATGATAATTTTATTATTGGTTTAGATAAATCACATTATAATAAAAAAGTGTTAATTGATAAATGTAATATATGTGGAGAAAAAGTTGATGATATTCATCATATAAATTATCAATGTAATGCGGACTCTAATGGATATTTTAAAAATTATCATAAAAATATTGAACATAATTTAGTACCACTATGTAAAAAATGTCATCAAAAAGAACATCATAATGAAATATCAATAAAAGGATTTATAGAAACAAGTGAAGGTATAAAATTAAATGTAGAAACAAATGAAGAAAAAATCAATGAAAATAATAAACAAGAAAATTACAATAATATTAATATAGATAATAATTTAACAGTTGATAATATTGAAAATATAAAAAAATATATATTATATAGTAAAAAAAATGAATGGTTTTTAAGAAATACAAAAACAAGTAAATTTAAATTATGTGATTCTGAAAAAAAAATAATTGCTAAAATTAACAAACTAATTGATATAAAAATAGATATTATACCAACAAAATTATATGAATTATTACTAGATAATAATTTATAAAAAATTTTTTAATTTAGGAATTAAAATATACTTATTATATATATTGTTTAATTCTTTAAAAGTATTTTTTAATAATATTAGTACTTCTGACATACAATTATAATAGTCATTTTTATTAAATTTATTATTTATTATATAATTATAAATTTTATTAATTTCTTTTATATATTTGGTTATTATATAAACCATATTTATTATTTAATTTTAAAATTATCTTTATATAAATAAGATGGAGTTTTTAATATATTTAAAAAAAAAAGATATAAATAATAAAGAAAAAATATAAAGCATTATATATATTGGAATATTAGATTTAGTTAAATTTTTGTATTAGAAGTAGTTTATTTCTTATTTCTTTAATTATTTGTTTTTTTATTAGATAAAGAATTATATAATTTTTCGCCTTCTGGAGTTCTTTTACTTGATCATTATTATCTATTATTAATTATTTATTTTTTTAATATTTTTTAAATATATTAATCCATATATTTTAATTATTTATTAAATTATTAAATTCTTCATATGTAATGGTTTCTTTTTCAATTAATAATTTTGCCAATTCATGTAGTATATCTATATTATTTAATAGTAAATTTTTAGAATATAAATAACAAGAATTTACTAATGAATTAATTTCAGCATCAATTATTGCTCTTGTATCTAATGATATATAATCATTACTATTAATAAAAACGTTACCAATTTTATGAGACATACCAAATTCAGTAACCATTTGTCTAGCAATAGATGAAACTCTCTCTAAATCACTTGAAGCACCAGTTGTTATTTCTTGTTCTCCAAAAATTATTTCTTCTGCTATACGACCACCTAGCGCAACTGATATAATTGATTTTAAATAATCTTTAGTATATAAACCGGATTCTAATCTATCTTCGTCTGGAGCAAATAATGTTAAACCACCAGCATTTCCACGCGGTGCAATAGTTATTTTTGTAACAGTATCATAATTTGGTGTTAATGCACCAACAATTGCGTGTCCTGCTTCATGATATGCAACCAATTCTTTTTTTTGTAAAGAAATAACAGAATTTTTTTTTTGAGCACCTAAAGTTATTCTATCTAATGCATTTGATATTTCATTATTTCCTATCTTTGTTAAATTATTCCGAGCGGTTAATATAGCTGCTTCATTCATTAAATTAGCAAGATCTGCGCCTGAAAAACCTGGTGTTCTACGTGATATTAAATCTAAATCAATATTATCATCTAATGGTTTATTTTTAGAATATAATTCCAATATATCTTTTCTACCTTTTAAATTTGGAATATCAACATAAACCCTTCTATCAAATCTTCCTGGTCTTAAAAGAGCACTATCTAAAATATCAGCACGATTTGTTGCTGCAATAACAATAATACCAGAATTACCATCAAAACCATCCATTTCTGTTAATAATTGATTAAGTGTTTGATCTCTTTCATCATTATTTGGCGAACCCGCACCACCTCTTTGTCTTCCAATTGCATCAATTTCATCAATAAATATAATACATGGTGCTAACTCTTTTGCTGTTTCAAATAAAGTACGTACTCTAGATGCTCCTGTTCCTACAAACATTTCTATAAATTCAGAACCAGAAACAGAAAAAAAAGGGACTTGTGCTTCTCCTGCAACCGCTCTTGCTAGTAAAGTTTTTCCTGTTCCAGGTGGACCTTCTAAAATAACACCCCTTGGTATTTTTGCTCCTAATTCTGTAAATCTATCTGATTCTTTTAAAAATTGAACAACTTCTTCTAATTCTATTTTTGCATTATCAATTCCCATAACATCATCAAAACTTGTTGTAATATTATTATTTGTATTCAAATTAATGTTTTTAGAATTATCTAATAAATTAGGCATACCGCCAATACTATTAAATGAATTAGTATTTGATAATATTGATAAACCAGTTAATATAATTAAACCAAATACAATGTATGTAAATATATAATTAATAATTGTTAAATTATTATCATCATTTTGTATTGATATATCTACATTATTATTTCTTAATATTTTTAATAAATCTGGATCATTTGGCAATGCATCTAATTTATATTTATTATTTTCTTTATCAATTGCTATAATTTTTTTATTATTATCATAAAATAATGTTTTATCAATTTGATCTGTTTCAACAGCTGATAAAAATTCAGAATATCTTAAATTCTGTATTCTATTTTCATCTCTATTGCTATTGATTTTTTCTCTAATATTTACAATTATATTTCTATTATCAGGTAATGGTTGATTAAATAATTCATAAGAAGCTTTTAATGCATATTTTTGTAATTTTAATGGATTATTATATAAATATATATTTGTAAAACAATAAACATTTGTTATTAAATTAAAAAGAATATATATTTTTTTCAACATTCTGTTAAAGTATAGTAATATAATTATTATTTATATGAAAATAATATAAAAAATGAATATATTATAATTAATTTATATTAATATATTTAAAATATAATAATATAATCAGTTTGAGAAATGAAAACAAATATTTTTTTTAAAAAAAGAATTAAATATTTGGGATATTATGAAAAATATTCAATTATATTAGATGAAATAATTTATAAATTAATATCTAATTAAATAAATATACTTTATTTATTATATCATTTTTTAATAATATAGATTATAAAAAAAGTACATTTCTTTATTTTTAATATTTTTATAAAAGATTTTTAAAAATTTTAATATTTTAATGAAATGTACTATTTTATTTAATTATTATTTTCAATGAATTCTTGTAAATATACTTTACTTTGTTTCGTTTTATTTCTAATATTTTTTAATAATAAATAGTCGTTTTGCATATATTTTGTAAAAATTAATCTATCTAATATTATTAATTTTTGTTGACTTGTTAATTTTTGATCTAGTAATAACCTTTTAAATTTTTCATTTATATTTTTAGTATTATCTAATAATAGATCAATATAATTTCTTAATATTTCAAATTTTGAATCATAAATTGTATTTAAATATTCTTTATAAATTTCTAAAATTGCTCTATATTCAAAATACATATGATATGGTTCATAATCTGTGTTGAATTTTTTATATTCATCATTAAATAATATAGTTTCATCTTGTGGTAATGTTTGTGTTTCATTAAAATCTGATAATACCCATAAATAACCTGTATTTCGAATATAAAAGGTTTTATTTAATGCATTGAAATAATATCCAAAATAATTATCAGTATTTAAATTATTTTCTATTTTATAATAATATATATTTTCACTATTTAAATTTGTATGTAATTTACCAGTTAATTTATGAAATAACATACATGCAAATAATAATTGCTGTAATGCATTAAAATGAAATGTAACATTATTATTTTCTTGCATAAATTTTTTTAAATTACCATCTGGTTTATTAGCAAATGTAACATAATAATATTTTGCATCATTTGTTATACTATGTAAAGAAATAGTATGAATATTTTTTGTATTTTTTAAATATTCTAATATATTAATATATTCTCGATTGCCATATGGTTTATCATTATTTCTTAGAATTTCTAGTTTTATTTTTTCTGTTTTATTTTTATTGGGATCTGATAATATAGTAATACTATTATCTTCTATAATACTTTTTAATGATTTCGATTTAGATTTTTGAAGTGGTGATGGAAGTGGGGTAGATTGTGTTGGTGTAAATGGTTGAGGTGGTGATTGGATATCTGGAGTTTTATAAGATTGTGGTGATCCCGAAACTGGTCCTCGAAATGGTGGTGGAGTTTTATAAGATTTTGGTGATCCCGAAACTGGTCCTTGAAATGGTGGTGGAGTTTTATTAAATTGTGGTGATCCCGAAACTGGTCCTTGAAATGGTGGTGGAGTTTTATTAGATTGTGAGAATAGATTTGATTGTAATGAACTTTTAAAAATGGATTGATCTAAAGAATTATGTGAGAAATCAGTAATATTATCACTATTTGATGGCATAGTTGGGATATGACTTAATTTGTCATTAATAATTTTAATAATATCATTTATATTACTTTTATTAGAAATAGTTAAAAATGCAAATTTTATATCACTTTCATTATATATTTTTTTTAATTTAGTTAAAATAAATTCTAACATAATTTCATTAAATTCATCACTATTTTGTATAATAATAGCTTCTTTACCATCATTAAAATTAATATGTTCATGAAAATTTTTATTAAAATACAAATAAATTTTTTTATTTAATAAATTAACGATTTTTGATAATCTATTTTTATATTCAGTTACTTCAATTAATTTATTTTTTTTTTTAAAAAAATTTATATTTTGAATTATATAAGAAATTCTATTTATAATTTTATATCGTAAATTTTTTCTACTTTTTAAAGTAAATTTGTAAAGATCTTCAGTTTTTTTTGAATAATAATTTTCAATATCAGTTAATATATCATCATCAGCATTTTTAATTCTATTAATAACATTTGTATATATTTTATTAAAAATGCCTCCAGCGTTCTTTTTGGAAACTTTCATAAATTTACTTAATATTATTATATATTTTTTTTATAATTAAAACCGAATTTGGATTGAAAAAATTAAATTTAAAAAAAAAATGATTCTTTCTTCTAAAAATTACTATCACCAACTACCTGCAACAGACAACAAGCAAACACAAACAAATCTACTAAACAGTCTAAAATGGCCGATACTCAGACTCAGAAGATCATTAACGAGTTCACTACTCTTGTAGATTCTGATAAAGAATATACTCGTGCTGAACTTGGTAAGATGCTAACTGAGGTGTATCGTCAGATTATTTCAGACAAACCAAAAAAGACGGATGATAAGCCTAAAAAAAAGAAGTCAAAGAAGGAGAAAGATTCTGATGAGGAAGCTGAACCTAAAAAGAAACGTGAACCAACTGCTTACAATCTCTTTGTTAAGGAACAGATGAGTATTGTAAAGGATGAATTTCCTGATTTGAATCGTCAAGATCTGATGAGGAAAGTAGGAGAGATGTGGAAGGCACAAAAGGAAAAGGCAAAAGATGAGTAAAAAAAATACAAAAAAACAAAAAAATAAAAAAAAGGGAAAATAACCTTTTTTTTATTTAAAATAAATTTAATTTAAATAAAAATTTTTAAATTTTATAATGTTCAAAAGTTGCTTTAATTACTGTTTTAACATTATTAACATTAACAGCATTGCCAAATTGTTTATAAGATATTTTATCATTATCAGATAAAATAAAATCTTCAGGAAAAGATTGTAGTCTTGCACATTCGCGTGGAGTAATATATCTTTTTTCTTTACCATATATTGGAATTTGAGATATTGCTACAAGTGTTGGAAAATATTCTGTTTTTTTTACACGAATACCGGATTGTCTTATTTGAATAAAATAATTAAATATTGAATCATTGGGTTTAATAATACCTGCTTGCCATTCTAATTTTCCATATATTTCTCTTTTTTGTAAAATGTCTTTATATTTTTCATACCAAACATCCCATTTATCTTTATATTTATCAATAATTCTTTTATTTGCGGTAATATATTGTTTTTTCCATATGGGATAGACATCATAATTATTTATTCTATCATGAATATAAAACTCATGAATTAATATAGTAGGTGAAATTTTTTCACCTATATCAAAAATTTTAATCATTTCATCCCATGCTTCTAAAACTTTCAAAATATCACCTTTAATATAATATTTTTTATCAATATATCTTTTATTATCTAAAAAATTTTCAAATATAATTTTTTTATCTGATATTGGCAATTTAATATTTTTACCATTATATATATCATTTCTGATACATACAAAATAAATTCTTTCTCTTTGTTGTGGAATACCATAATTATGTGGAGACATATTAAATAATTGCAAAATATATTTATTTTCTTTTAATTTATTTTTAATATATTCAATTACTTCACCATTACCAACTTTTAAAATATGTTTAACATTTTCTAAGAACATAAATTTTGGTTTTTTAACCTTAGCAATTCTAATAATTTCATCAAAAAGTAAACCTCTATCATCTAAAAATGTTTTTTTTTTACCTGCATTTGAAAAAGTTTGACATGGAAATCCACCACAAATTATATCTATATTAGGAATTATATTAGGATCAATAGTTTTAACATCTTTTTGAACTTCAATATTATAATTAATTTTATAAATATATTGACAATCTTTATTATTATCAGAAGCAAGAACACAATTAGTATTAAAAGTTTTTAATGCTTGATGAAAACCACCAATACCACAAAATAAATCAATATAATTCATTTATTATAATAATTAAAAGATGTATTTATATAAAAAAATAATTATAATAATAAATATAAAAAATTATAAATAAAGTTAAAAAAATTAATTTATTTTTTATTTAGACCACGTAATAATTTTTTTGTATATATCACTAGTATATATCTAATATATAGTAATTTTAATTTTTTGTTTTTTTATTATAAGGACAACCCAATGGTATAGTACAATTTTCTGGAATAGTTAATTTAACATTAATTTTTAATTTACAAATAGAACAAACTCTTTCATCTGGTAATTTAAGTGTAACAGTTTTAGGTTTTAAATCTAAATATTTATCATAATAATTATTAATTTTAATATTATTATGATTATAATTTTTATCAACAATACCACATTTTGTGATAATATAGAAAGAATAAATATTTAAATAATTAAGAAAAATTAAAATTTTAAGAATATTATTAAACATTTAAAATTTATAAATGTAAAAATAAATCATATTTTTTTTTTATATAGGTATATTAAATAATTTAATTTTATAATATATAATGATTGAAAGTAATAAAAATGAAAAAGATAATGATATAGAATTAAAACCTGGATTACAAAATATAGAATTAAAACCTGGATTGCAAAATATAGAATTAAAACCTGGATTGCAAAATATAGAATTAAAACCTAGATTACAATATATAGAATCTGAAAATATAGTTGATGAGTCATCAAATCCAGTTAAAAAACAAAAAAAGAAAATGTATGAGAGAATTGATTTATGTTTAAGTAGAAATAATAAGGATTTAATAATAGCTAGAAAAGCTTATCATGTTATATATAATAATTATTGGTGGTGTTCGATAGTTGTATTATTATTATCATCAATTACAACATTTGTAGCATCAATACAATTAGTAATAACAAATACAACAACAGATTTAAATAATATTAGAACAATAGAAACAATAGGAAATATACTAACTTTAACATTTGGTGCATTAATAACACTAGCAGCGGGTTATATTAAATTTCAAGAATATCAACCAAAATTAGAAATAATAGGAAATAAATTATTACAATTAAAACATTGTGAATTTAAATTAAATAATTTATATTATAAATTAAAAACATATGATACATCAACATATATTACTGATGAAAAAGTTTATAAACAATTTCAAGTGGATTTTCAAAAACATTTTGAAGATCCATTAAATAAATTAGAAGAGGATTTGCAAAATAATGAAATGTTAAAATATGTATCGCCTGAAAATGATTTAAAATATTATAAAAATTATTTAAATACATATAAAGATGATATGATATATAATTCATTTTCAAATATAATGAAAACAACAATTAAAAATCAAGAAGAAACGAGAGATTATAATAAAAAAGTTGATACATTCAATAAATTAGATATTGATATAATAATAAATGAAGATAATTATATAGATAATTTTACTAAAAAGAAGGAAGTTATAGTATCAGAATTTTTAGATAATACTTGTTATAGAAAATTTTATAATTTACTTAATAATTTATTTTGTTGCATATGTAATTATACGAAAGAAAGAGAAAAAAATAGAATAAAAAGAAAACAATTAAATTTTGCAATAGATTTAACAAAAGAGGTTTTAAATGAAATTAATATGCAAAATTCTAAAAATATTTTAACACAACAAGATATAATTAATATTAAAAATGCATCATATATATTTGCAAAAAATAATAATATAGGAATTGAAAATAATTCTGTATTGCATCCTTTAAAAACAATTTCTAGTAAAAAAGCGGAATTTATAAATACAATTAAATATAAAATGATGACTAATAATGAATTAGAAGGGTTTGCAAAAGTTATTTAAAATAATATATAAAATAGTAAAATATGGATAATACAACAATTAAATTAGAATGTATAAATACAAGTAATTTAGAAGTAATAACTGAATGCGATAGATTAAAAGAAGAATTAGAAAAATATAAAGAAATAATAAGAAAAGAGAAGGAAGAAATTAAAAAAAAAGATGAAGCAATAAATCATATGAAAGAACTGACAAAACAATATATGCATCAACATGAAAAAACGAAAATAGCAATTGAAAAATATAAAAATGATGTAACAATATTAAAACAAACAAGAGCGAATTTATATAATAGATTAGATCAATGTTTGGAAACTCAAAATAAAAATATTATAATAGCACGTAGTTCATATCATAATATAAATAATAAATACTGGTGGTCTTCAATATTTATATTAATATTTTCATCATTAATAACATTTATAGAAGCAACGAGATTAATAATAGAAAATACTGAAAATCAAAAAATCAAAGCATTAACATATTTAATAAGTATATCATCATTATTTTTAGGTATAATAATAACAATTATAACTGGTTATATTAAATTTAATGATTATCAGAATAAACTAGAAATAATAAGTAGTCGTTTATCATTATTATTACAATATCAAAAAAAATTTGAAGTAATAAAATTTCAATTATCAACGTATTCTTTACCAGATATAAGAAATATTGAAAATTTAGAAACAGTAAATAGTTCTAGACATGATATAATTACTGATGATATAATAAAGGATTTTGTAAATTCATTAAATAAATTAGAAGAAGATATCCAAAATAATGAATTATTAAAATATATAACAGATAAGAACGAAGTAGAATATTATTCAAAATATGTTGATACGCATATTAAAGATATATTATATAATAATTATATAAATACTATAATTAAATTTATTAAACAAGATGAAAATGCGATGGATGAAAAAGAATTTGTATCAAAAGAAGAAATAAATACAATAGTATCAGCAATAGAAAAAACAATGCATCATAATTCTGAAAAAACGAATTTTAATATTATAAAAAAATTATTTAAGAAAAGAGAAATAATAAACATTAATTTATTAAAAGATATCAAAACATATTTTTATAATAAAAATAAAAACGATAATGATGATAAATGTAGTGAATATAGTTCGGATAAAGAAATAAATAATTTTAAATCAACAAATATTAAAATGTCATGTCGTACAAATAATTTATAAATATAAAATAGTATAATAATATTATTATTGAATAATGACAGATTTTAATGTAAATATAGCAATTGAGAAAGAAAGAAATATATTAGATGATTTAAATAATATATTAAATACAATTGGGGAATTTACTGAAACAAATATAACAAAACCTGCAGCATTATTTACAGAGGATTTTATAACAGGACCGATATTAAATGTTACAAATGGGTTTAATATACAAAATAATGTTGATAAGAATAAGACAGATTGAATATGAGCGAAAATAATATATAAAAAAATATATTATCTTATTAATAATATAATTAAAAATATTATAATGCCTATTAGAAATGAAATAGATATTAATCTATATACTATTATTAAAAAGGTAATGAATAAATATGTAATAAATAAAAAATATATTAAAGATGATGATTGTATGGTTTGAAAAAATATATATATAATTAATAAATGCAAAAAGATATAAAAGGAGAAGCAATAGATTATAATATAATAAATTTAAAATGTATTGACGACATTAATAATAAAATTGGTATAGTATTAGAAAGTAATATTAATGGAGTACTTAAATTATTAAATATAAATTATATAATTGATATACCTAAGAGTGAATTATTTTCTGAAATAGAAAATAATAATTCTGAAATAGAAGAAGAAAATAACAATGATAATGACAATAACATTACAAAAGATGTATATAAAGGTAATAAATATAATAAATCTATGTTATTTGATCCATTTGAATAAAAATAATATAAAATAATAATGAATACATCAAATTTAAATATACTAAATGATAATAATATTATAATATCATCAGAAGATATTACAAATAATTTAATAAAAATAAATGAAAATAATATGATTATAAAAATAAATCAAAAAAAAAAGGAGTTATTAACAAGAATTGATAGATCCAAAAATGATACAAGTACACGATTATTTATGGTAACAGAAGCATATGATAAATATACATATGAATATTATATAATATCATTAACAATTTTAATATTATCATCAATTATAACATTTATAGAGGCTTTAAGATTAACTATAATTGAATTAAATACAAAAGAAAAAATATTATATTATAATGAAAATTATTTTAGTTTAGTATTGAATATAATATTATTAGTTACTGGTACTATAATAACAATATTAAGTAGTATAATAAGATTTAAAAATTATAGAGAAATATTAGAAGGTTTAAAAGAGGCCCAAACAATATTAGTAACTTATAAAAATAAATATAATAGACAATATCAAATTATAAATTATCATTATATTGATAAAAATATATCATCTGATAGTATTATAAAAATATCTGATAAAATAACTACATATGACAAAATTGTTAAAAGTATAAATTATTTTCAATATATTAGAAATTCAGATATAATAGCATATAATAAATCTAAAGCGAAATTTGATATAGATATATATAAAATAAAAACAGATACTAGAAATGAATTTGAATTAATTACAAAGAAAAAAGAACAAGAATATATTGATATATATAATGAAAATGATATAACACTTGAAAATAAAAATTATAAAAAATTTGAAAATATTAATGATATATTGTTAAAAAAAGAATTATATAAATTAAATGCTTCTAAAAAAAAATTTGAATTAAATTCTGAAGTTAATAAGTTAAAAAACGAAGTTATAATATTAGATAGAACTAAATCAGAACCAAATGTCTCTAAATAAATAATTAAACTATTTCAGCAATATTTTTATTTAATTCTATATCAGATGTTGTCATTTGTAATTGCGGTATATTAACTAATTTATTATCATTTGATAATTCTAAATCATCATTTTTTTTATTATTATTTTTCCATAATAATTTATTCATAGGGGGAGGAGTGGAACCATTTGATGAATCTCTTTTTTTTTTCTTTAAACCACTTGCCCCATTTAATTGTAATGGAATAGAACGACCTTCCCATAATTCAATAACTTCTAATTTTATTTTTTTTGGAATATCTTCAAATTGACATTGAATTACATATGAATCATATTTTTCAATAAAAGTATTGATATTATTTTTTGAAATTTCTTCTTCTTCTATACCTTCTAATTGATGTGCTAATTGTAAAAAATTATTACTTAAACTTTTAAATAATTCAACTTTTTCAGGTACTTTTAAATTATTTTGTAAAGCTAAAATTAAAACACTCGCTCCATTTACAACTACATTTGGTATTTTCATACTTCCTTTATCATCATCAAAAGAGTTCATTATACACATTACGGAACTTGTTAAAATTAATGGGATTTGAAAAGCAAATTTAATTAAACTCCAATGTTGTGTTGCTTTTTGACATAAAACAGACATTGCTTCACATTTATCTAATAACATACTCATTCTTTCTTCTTCTGGTATTTGAAATGAATGTACGCGTTTTATAAAACAAGTAGTCATATATTTTTAAAAATTTTTATTTACTCTAATGTAATTACATATAAAAATTTATTAATTAAATATATTATTTCATTTAATAAGTTATTTATTCCTACATTATTATCATCTTTATTTTCATAATAATTTTTTATATTATCTCTAAAATTAAGAATATATGATATTAATTCATTATTAGAATTACATGATACATTAATTGAAATATTATTAATACTAGAAGGGATATCACTTTTATATAATATAATATATTCTTCAAAAAATTTATTAATTAAAGACGATAAATTATTATATAAATTATTAATATTTGTATGTATTATATATTTATTTGTCATTAAATAATATAATTTAATAGTGCATAGAAATTCATTAAATACTATAAATAATTTTTCAAAATTATTTGTAGTAATTTCTTCATTATTTTCAATATAACATATTTTTTTATTTTTTGGCATATTATAAAATTATATATTTATTTAATTTTATATATCTTCAACATTTATATCACTATCATTACTATTATCACTTTCATCAGTTATTTCTATTTTTATTAATTTATTAATATTTAGATCATCATGATCGTGATCATTATCTTTACTAAATAGTATATTAGATTCGATTATATCTTCTTTATATTTCATATTATTATAAGAATTTAATAATATGTTTGACAATTTTTTTTCAGTTATTAATGTATTTATTTGTTCTCTATTATATTTATGGACAATATCAACTTTATTATCCTGGTAATTTCTTAATGAAACAGCAACTATATCACCTTTTTCTATAATAACTCTTTTTGCAAATTTTCTCAAAGAACCTCTTATTATACCAATCGATTCATTTCCAGAATTTGTAATTAAATTAACACGACAATTACCTAACATTTTAATAACATATGCATATTCTTCTCCATCTGGATCAATATTATAAACATTATCAACAACATTATTTAAATGTTTTTTAATTTTTTTATTTCTAATAGAGGTTTGATACATAATTATTTATATAATATAATAATATAATTTCTTAAATATATATAAATAAATTAATAATATAATTATTTAATGTAGAATATTATATAATGTCTGACTTTAGTATAAGTAAACACACTGATAAAAATACTCCTTTATTTTTTATAAATGGTAATAATTATTTATGTAAGGTTGTAAATATTATTGCGCCAAATATTATTAAAGTTGTATTTAAACCTCATGATACATTTATTAAAGTTAAATTAAAAATTAATAATATAACATTACAGGATAATAATGATATAAATAATGAAGCATTACAATATTTATATTATTTATTAACTGAAAATGAAGATTATCATAATATGATACATTTTTTTAATAATAATGATGTTTTATTAAGTATGATTGTTTTATATTTTGATAAAGAAGGTTTTTTAATAGCTGATCTATTTGATAATAAAAATAATAAAACTATATCACAATTAATGTTAGAATCAGAAAGAGTTAAAAAATATTTAAAATAAGTATATAAAAAAACTTATATTATTATATATAACTGTATATAATGTATTTAAATGATATTTGGTCTTTTTATTTTCATGATCCATATAATATAGATTGGAATATTAATAGTTTTAAATTTATATGTAATATCAGTAATGTTGATGATTTTATTAAATTATATTTAACTTACAAAGATATTATATTCAAAGGAATGTTTTTTATTATGAGAGAACATATTTTACCTATTTGGGAAGATGAAAATAATATTAATGGTGGATGTTTTTCATTAAAAATATATAAAGAAAACATTAATGAAAAATTATTTGAAATAGCATCATTATTATTGGGTGAAAAATTAGGTAAAACAGATGAAATATCAAATAATATAAATGGTATTTCTATTAGTCCAAAAAAAAATTATTATATCATTAGAATTTGGATAAAAGATAATCATTTTGCTATTAAACAAAATTATAATATAGATATTGCTAAATATACTACAATTTTATATAAAAATCATAATGTGTAAAAGAGAAAAAAATAGTTCAATATTTAACTATTTTTTCCAAGTAATTTTTCTTTAATCGAAGATCATGTTTTTATATTCTGAATCTTTTGCGTTATTGTAAATATCAATTTCATCTGATTTGATATATTCTTTATCAATTTCTAAATCTATAATTTTATAGATATCCTCAATAATATTATTAGAATCGACTACATCATAATCTTCGATTATATCAGCCCATGAAATTTTACCATAAATCATTGTAGATCCTTTCATTTTATATTAATATTTTAAGACAATAAAATATCAATTTTTTATATTTTTTATATTTTTTAATCCATATTTAAATATGGATTAAAAAAGTTAGATTTAAAAAAAAAATGATTTTTAGTTATAAAAATTACTATCACCAACCACTAGCAACAGACAGCAAGCAGAACCCCAATCAATCTATCAAATAGTCTAAATGGCCGCTACTCAGACCCAGAAGATCATCAACGAGTTTACCACTCTTGTGGATACTGAGAAGGAATATACTCGTGCTGAACTTGGTAAGATGCTTACTGAAGTATATAGGCAGATTACTTCAGACAAACCCAAGAAGACTGAAGAAAAACCTAAGAAAAAGAAGTCAAAGAAGGATAAGGACTCTGATGAGGAAGTCGAACCCAAGAAGAAACGCGAACCAACCGCTTACAACCTCTTTGTCAAGGAGAAGATGAGTATTGTGAAAGATGAATTTCCCGATTTGAATCGTCAGGATCTGATGAAAAAGGTAGGAGAAATGTGGAAAGCACAGAAGGAACAGGGAAATAATGAGTAAAATATAAAATAGAAAAATAAAAAAGAGTAAATAAACTCTTTTTTATTTTAAAATTAATTTACTTAAATATATTTTAAATAATATTAATAATATGGATAGTGATATTAATCCAGTATTTAAAACACAAAAACATGAAAATTTTTTTATATATGAAAAAGAATTAAGAGCATTATTACATAATTTAAAAAAAAAAGCATATGAATTCAATGGAATATTATATGGTGATGTTGTTATAAATTCAATAATTTCTAAATATTATAAAGAACTTTTTTTACAAAATAATAATGATAACAATGATTTTTGGAATACCGTAATAGATCCATCAACTTCACCAAGAGTAATAACAACAAAAAATTTTGATGTATTCTTTAAAACTTTTAATGAATATTTAGCATTTTTTAATTATATTAAAATGGAAAATAAATTTGAAATAATAAATACAACAAATTTAGAATCTAATTTATTTATACATAATAAATACATTATAAATGTAAACATTGGTAAAACAATAACATGGTCGGGAATAAATATATCACTTAATTTAAATATAACATCGCGAATGCCAAAAGATAAATATATAGAACCACCTTTCAATGAAGCAAATTTTACATCAGATTTATTAATAATGACAAAAGATGGAAATGGACCAAGATTTTCAAGAAATACAGGAATAGATGAATTAGATAATTTAAATTTAATAGAAAAAAATGAATTATTTGCAAAAATAATAAAAGATATATGTTTTTTTAAAATATATATAGTTTCTAAAAATAATTTAGCAAATAATTATATCGCTTATAAATCTGTAGAATATTTAGAAAATAAATGGATAATACCAAATTTACCTTTTAAAATTACTAATTATGAGAAAAATCCAACAACTTGTTATATTTGTTTAGAAGAAATTAATAAAGAAAATAAAATAGGTGAATTTTTAAATGATGGTAAATGTATATTGCATTTTAATTGTTTAATAGAATATCTTAAAAATAAATTAGAAACAAAAAGTGATTTAAAATGTCCTTTAAGACAAGATATTGATTTTATTAGTTATAATTTTATAAATGATTATTTAAGTAAATAATATACTAATATAAAAAATCCGGGTAGTAATAGTGTACTAAATATTATTGCAATTATATACCATATATATATTATATCCTTTTTTAAAGAATATGAACATTTACATTCAATATCTTTTAAAGTATATACATAATATACAATAATTGCGTAACTAATATAATTATATATAAATAATAATATTCCCAATATTATATTTTTTAATTTATTACCAGAAAATAATACATATAATGTTGATAATACTATATATCCTAGAATAAACGAGAAATAAAATTTAATATAATCTTTCATCCATTTTAATTCTCCTTCAGAACATTCACATGCTTTCATTTTAATATTTGACAACCATAATAATCCTAATATAGGCGGAATTGATATTAAAATAATATATATCATAGTTGTAGTAAGATTTAACGGTTTATTTTCGTTTATTTTTTTCATAATAGAATCATTACTAATTTTCATTAAGTTTCTTATTCTATTATTAATAAATATAAAAATAATATATCTTATATTATAATAAAATGAATATAAAAGAATTTAGTTCATATTCAGTATATAAAAATGATAATGGAAAAAAAACAAGAAAATATAAAAACAAAATTAAAATAAACGATAATGAAAGTTCTTTTTTGTTGCAAAGAGATAGTGATAAATTAAATAACTATATTTGTGAAAAATTTAAAAAAAAAAGAATGAATAAAATCGATATTAATGAAGTAGTTGGCGAAAGTACTAATAAATCTAATTGGGTTATTAATGAAAATGATAATGGATATATTACAAATTTAGAAGAAAATTATGATAAATATTCTAATAATTTTAATTTATTACTAAATAATGGTTTTAATATTATTAATGATAAAGAAAAAAAAAATTATTTTAAAAAACAATTTGTAGATAATCAAATTACATGTAAAAAAAATTTAAATAATACTACTGTAAATAAATATTCTGAATTTAGTAATAAATATAAAAATGATCCTTTTTCAATTCAATCATATTACAAATTATAATTTATTTGTACTACCAAATCCACCATTATTTCTATCTGTTATTGAAAAATCATTTTTTGATTCTTCAATAATCGAATAAACTTGTTTTTTTAAAATCATTTGACAACATTTATATGGTAATTCTAAATCTTTTACTGAATCATCAATTTTTGTTAAAGCAATATATAGATTACCTCTATATCCTTGATCAATTATACCTACACTATTTGCTAACATATATCCTGATTTACTAATAGAACTTCTTGGAAAAATTTCAACATAATATCCATTAGGAATATCTAATTTAATTCCGGTATCGTATAATACTGTTTTATCACTATTATTTTTAACTTTACTTATAATTGTTAAATCATATCCAGCATCAGAATTTCTATTTTTGGAAGGTAAAACAGCTTTTTCACTTGTTTTATATGCTTTTAAAATTGGTAATTTAATTATTTCATTATTATTAACAATATTCAAATATTTTTTATAATAAAGATAATCATATAGATTATTATTATTATTGTATAGTAATCCAAGAAAATCAATTGCATTTACATTATCATATTTTATAGTATATAAATTTGCACCTTGTATTTCATTATCACAAGGTATATTCATTTTTTCTTTAATTTTATTAATAAGTTTATTATTAGTATGAGATAGATATATATATGAATAATTATTTTCATTTGATATACTTCCATAAAATTCAAAAAATGCTTTAATAAATCCAATATAATTATTATTATTATCTAAAAATTCAAAATAATTTGGATAATTTAAATTATCAGTATAAAACCATTTTTTAATATCATTTAAAATATATTCATTATCAATTGTGATTTTAATTTTATTTAATTCATATTTAATATCTCCAAACAATTTTACAGATTCAATAAATCTATTATTTGGTTTTTCATTAAAGGTACATTCGATTTTATTATTAATAATATCAGAACGATATAATATACTAGTTATAATATAACTATTGTCATTATTAACTTCGCTAAAATAACTATTCATTTAATTAATTAAATATAATAAATATTTATATCATTTTTTATTATTTTCTAAATTTATTGATTCTACCATTTTTCGCTTTTTTTTTTCTAGCATTTTTTAACTCCTTTTCTGTTAATTCTTTAAATGTTAATGGTGTTTTTGATGTTATTTTTTTTGTTGGTCTATATACATCATTTTTATATTTATATCCAGTTTCTCCTCTTTGATTTTTCCATTCTTCTTTAAACCATCTTCCTAGACCTTTATTTTTATTTTTTATTCCATTATATGCATTATTATTTTTATATTTTTTTTCATATTGTATTTTATATTCTTTTACTAATATACCACTTCTATATGCTGAATGTTGTGGATATTTAATATATATATTTCTTTTTATTTTATTATATAACTGAATATCCCTTGGTTGAGGTTTATTATTCATTATTATAATAATACAAAAAAAATTAATTATATCTTTCAATATAGTTTAAATCTGTTAAAATAGCTCTATTATTTGGATACATTGTTTTAAAAAAATTATAAATATTTTTATGTATATTTATATTATCATCATATATAAAAGTATTTAAAATACTTTTTGCCTCAAAATTTGAATGAATCCAATAATGTACCATATAACTATTTTCATAATTTCCTGATTTTAATTTATATAAATCATCTGATATTGTTTCTAACGCTTCTAATTTTATATCATTTATTGGATAAATTTTATTTGTATCTATTATTTCATATAGTTCTGATTTTTGTGTTGTTGCTAAAACAAATTTAAAAATATCTGAACCAAAAATATTAAATTTATTAAATATTACATCACCATATTCCTTATATACTTGAATTACACTATTTAACATTTTATCTATTAGTTCATTTTTAGGTGAACAAGCAAAAAATGCATTACATATATAGTTATCTTTTTTCCATAAATATTTTGTTTGTTCTGATGGTTCAAATGCAAAATATAATTTATCAGAATTATAATCTAATAAATCATTTAATGATTTCACTAATAATATATCAAGATCAATATATATTCCACCATAATAATGCATAATTGCAAGTCTTGCTAAATCACTTTTTTGAACTCCTAATTCAATTTTTGAATAAACTTTATATAATTCTGGATATTCATTCATGATAAAATTATTAATATTTTTACCACTATTGTCATCAGTCCACATATAATATTCATAATCATTGTTAATATTTATATTGTATTTATAAATATTTTCAAGTATATTTGGTAATTTATTAGTTTTCCATGTCTGATGGATTATTTTTGGTATCATTTAAATTAATAGATAATTTTTATTTTTATATATATTTTTACTATCTTATAAAATTTAAAGCATAATCATAATCATAGTTAAAATCCGAATCAGAAATGTAATTATTATCAGAATCATTTATTAAATTATTTTAAACTGTAATATTTATGATAAAAATATTTGTCTTTCATTTGGATTTAATAATCCTAAATAAATATTTATCTGTTCCTTAACAAAGAGATTGTAAGCAGTTGGTTCACATTTCTTTTTAGGTTCAGTTCCTCCATATTTTTTTTTAGTTTTTGATTTTTTTATTTTTTTTTAATTTTTTAGTTTTTTCTTTAATATAATATGTTAAACGCATATAAATACCTTTACATTTTATGAATTGTTTTTTAGATTTAGAATTTTTTTTTACATATACGCATTTTTTTTTACCACATACCATTTTTCTACATAATAAAAGAAATATAGATTTATTTTTTTTTTCCATATTCTAAATAATAATAAAAAAGTACATTTCATAAAAATATAAAAAATTATAAAACATTTTTTAAAATAAAAATAAAAATTAAAAATGTACTTTTTTTATATATTTTTTGATATTTTATCACTACAATTAGATAAAAAATTAATATGTATATTAGCAATTGGTAAATCACTACTATTTCCTTTTGTAAAATGTTTTGTAATAAAATCTTTATTTAAATTGATAAATTGTTTTGGTTTACAATCACTAAATTGAGAATCGATTGCATTATAATTATTATAATTATTTATAGTTTTATAATCCGATATTAATTCATCACCGATTGCAGTATTATCATAATATGTATGTATTCTAGGATTAATATAATCAATTTCATTTTTAATAGGAATTAATTCATTCACAAAACCTTCATTTTTAATGTTATAATTTTGCAAATCAGTATCAATTTTAACTTTATTATCAAAAAAAGGTTCTAAAATAATGTTATTATTATTATTTTGTTTTTTTTTTATTGTAAAATATGTATAATAAATAAATATCAATAATATAATAAATATAACTAATATTAAAATAGTATCTATATTTATCATATTTAATCTAATTAAATTAAAGAAAAATAAATTCAATCATCATTAATAAATTCTAATTTTTTTGTTGTATTATCATCATTTGAATTTTCATTATTTAAATTGATAAGTTCATTATCTAAATAATAAGATATATCATAATTATTTTTTTTATAATAATTAATTCTAGTATAACCTTTTCTAACAAATATTGAAAATTGATCCCATATATCAATACATAAAGGAATATATTTTCTTTCTTCTGGTTTTTCTCTTAAAATTCTTCCAATAGCTTGTTGAATATCAGAAATAGGACTAGCGAATATAACAGTATTTAGTGTAGGGATATTCATACCTTCTGCTGCCATTTGATATGTAGCTAAAATAATTTGTTTTCTAGATGAAATATCTAATACATCTTGAGATAACCCACCAATATAATAACCAGTACTATAAGAAGTAGTATTAAATAATGTTTCAAAAAATTTAAGTTGATTTCTTCTTTCGCTTAAAATTAATATTTTTCTATAAGAATCCTCTTTAAGTAATTTAATAATTAAATCATAAATAAATATAGATCTTTTTTCAAAATTACATATATTATTAATCATACCTGCACTATTTGGTTTACCATTCCATAAAACAATATTATGAGAATAATTAATATTAGGATCAAAATATTTATGTATATTGACTTTTAAATCAATTTTTTCATTTGAAATATGTTTATAAACAGATTTTCCAATATAATATTCAAAAACTTTTCTTAATCCATCTTTACGATTTAGTGTTGCACTTAAACCTAATATTATATTTGAATTTATATTTTGAAATGCTCTACTAAAAACTTCAGCTCCTGTATGATGAACTTCGTCAATAATTGTTAAACCAATATCTTTAAAAATATCAATGTCATAGTTTCTCATTGCGAGAGATTGTAATGAAGCAATAATAATATCCTTATTATCAACGTCAACTTTTGATTGTTTTATTTTGCCAATTCTAGCATTAGGAACAAATGTTTTAACAGATTCTAAAAATTGTTGATTTAAAAAATCTTTGTGTGAAACAAACATAGTTTTTTTCTTAAAATAACAAGCTATATATACGGCCATAATTGTTTTGCCAAATCCACATGGCACTGATATAATACCTCCTCTTTTTGTAGGATCTTCTGCAGCTTTAATAAAATTATTAACAGGTTCTTTCTGTTGTTCTCTCAAAGAACCATTAAATATTAAATTAGGACAATCTATACCATCTTTTAAGGTTTTTTTAAGAGGTACTCCAAATTTTTGTAATCCATAGAACCTAGGAATATATATTCTTTTTTCGTTTTCAGTATAGATACAAAATTTAATAGGATCATTACTTATAGAAAAATTACCTTTTGGAGATACTGTCAATTCATTTTTTAGATCATTTATAATAGTATCATTATTATCTTTTAATATACCATAACCATATACTGATAATAAAGTATTATTTACCATATCTTATAATAATAATAATAATTCTTTATATTGATTATAGAATATAATATATTCTCATTTTTTTTATATAGTTAAAAATAGATATGGTAATTAATATATTTAGAGGTGCGGGAATACTATTATTTATATTAATATTAATAATGGATGATTTTCCTTTTTATAAAAAAATGAAACAACCATACGTCCAATTAGTATTAGCAATATTCACTGTAATGTTATTATTATTAGATCCTATATTGGGTTTTATAATATCAATGGTATTGATGTTAATATATTATGAAATATATAAGAAAATTGATATTAAAAAAGGTATCATAAAGAAAAATGATGAGAATGATAAATATATGTTAAATCCTTTAAAAAAAAATAGTTATGAATATTTTACAGAAAAGGATATTGTTAAAAAAGATATTATTGAACTTGATTATATTACAGAAAAACATTTAGATGATGCACAAAATAATGTTATTGATGAATCAATATATAATAATGAATTAGATAATGAAAAAGTAGATATTAATTATGGAATACAAGGATTAAAAATTGGTGATGAAAATATTAGTGGATATAATAGTAATGAATATATATTAAACTGGTTATAAATATTTGAAAAAATATAAAATATATAATATAATAATTGAAATAATATAATTTAAATATTTATCATACATACTTAAAATATTATATATATTAGACGGTATATATTTTTCTAAAAATCTAATAATATTTAAATTTGTTATAATAATAAATACCAATAATATAATTCCTATTTTAATCGTATTTTGTTTTGTAAATAATTCATTATTATTTGATGAATTATTATCAGATATATTATTATTTGATAAATTATTATCTAAATTTAAAGTATTATTATCCATAAAATTGTCCATTTCTTTTTCAAAATCATTATTATATATTTTCTGATTACCTTGTATTTGATGTTGTTGATTCGTCATTTCTTGTTGTTGCATCATCATTTCTTGTTCTTGTTGTTGCATCATCATTTCATGTTCATGTTGTTGCATCATCATTTCATGCTCTTGTTGTTGTCTGATAACATTTTCATCAATATTATAATCTTTTTCTTCAATATCATTGATTTGATTATTATTATCTTTTTTTGGTTTTTTTGCTTTCATTTGATAATCTTTGAAAAGTTCTTTAATTGTTGGATCATTTAATTCATCAGAATTAATATTATTATTATTAGTATTATGTGGTATATCATTTAAAGATGTAACCATAGAATTATTATTGCTCATTATTATATATATAATATGTTAAATAATATATATTATACGCAATTTATTTTTTTATACATCTTCCAGATTTAGGATTACATATTTTACCTTTTTCTTTACATTCTTTTTCTTTTTTATCCGTGCAATTATTTACACTAGGTTTTACATTTGTTGGAATATCTTTAATATCTTCTTTAATATCTTCTTTAATATCTTCTTCAATATCATCTTTAATATCTTGTTCTTTCGGTTTATCTTTATTTTCATTTTTAATACATCTTCCAGTTTTAGGATTGCATATTTTACCTTTTTCTTTACATTCTTTTTCTTTTTTATCTGTACAATTATTTAAAATTGGTTTTACATTGGGAATATCTTTTTCTTTAACTTTTTCTTTAACTTTTTCTTTAGTTTCTTTATTAATTTCTTCTTTAACTTCTTCTATATCAGAAAAATCATCATTTTGAGTTTGTTTATTAGCACCTTTATTTTGTTCTTTAAATTTTTTTCCAAAATTATTATTAATATCAAAATTATAAGTATATATTTCCGGAATATATTTATAATCAAATTTTTGAAATGTTGATAAATTTCTAATAGTTTCTATATTTTTATTTTTTAACCAGGAATCATATAATTCTTGTCTTTCATTTTTATATGTTTCATATAATTCATTTTGAACTATTCTAGGATTATTTATATTAATATTATAATATAATTCTTTTTCTTCTAAATTTTTATTCTTATTAATAATATTATCATAATATTTATTTATTAACTCTTTAAAAACATTAATATCATTTGTATCATAATTTTCATTATTAATTAATTCATATAATTTATTTGATATATTGTTTAATGAAGGTATTTCAATATTAGTCATTAATCTAATAAAATTAATTATAATAATTTATAATATAATAACTTAAATTATATTAATTTCTTTAAGAATTTGTATTAGCATTCTCTTGATTTTCATTATTTTGAAACATTTTTTGAGATTTTTCAGAACCATCAAACATAGTTTTGTAAAATTCTGTTAATTTTTTATTATCTGATAATTGATCTTCATATATACTTCTAGGAACATATTTAATTATTGTTTTTGGTTCAGGACACGCTGATAAATTTTTATAATATGCTTGTATTACTAATATTATACCTACAAAAAGGAAAAATATAGCAAATGCTTTCATATTATAATAATAATAGAAAAATAATTATACTAAATATATCTAATTAATCAACCTTTTCCATATTTTCTTGTTCCTTTTTTTTGGTCCATGCGTCTGTATCAGTAAAAACTTTTTCAATACCTTTTTCTAATTCAACAGTTGTTTCATCTTCTTCCTTTATAATACTATTAGTAATAGCATCTTGTTTTCTTTTTTCAAAAACTTCATCCCGTTCATTTTGATTCTTTTTATATTCTTTCATTAATGTATTTAATTGTGTTTCAGAATATTCTTGATCTTGAAGTTCATCTGGATTTGGTGAGAACGGACACCAACAACCTACCGTACCAATAAATATATTATGATTTTTATCCTTTTTATGTAAAAATTCACTTCTATTTTTAGCTTGTTCGAATGTATCAAAAACTCCTCTTACTTTAACACCGAAAATAGTAGTTTGAAAATTATTATCTTTATGAAATTCTTTTTCAACATCTTCAGAATTTAAAGTTTTTTTAAATTTGTATTGTTGGTCTAAATCATCCACATTAAATAAATAATTATGATCTAATTTAATATTTTCAAGCATTTCTTTATCATCTGGGTATTTATTTAATAAACCATTAAATAATGTTTCCATATCAGTTGAAAATGATTTTAAAAAATATTTTATATAATAACTTTCTTTTTTTTTTAAAATTTCATCCGGAGATATAAATGATAATAAACAAAAATTTTGATTTTTAATAGGGGGGTCTTCATCTAAATAATCTACAACCTTTGTAGATACTGTTTCTGCCATGATATATATATAAATTAAATTTTAAAATCTTATATACTTTTAAAATAATACATAATAATAAAGAGATGAATTTTGATAGTGAGGAAATAATTATTAGAATTATAAAATATCTAATTATATTAATAATTATTACATTAACTGTTGTTTTTATGCCAAAACAAGATGATAAATTTAAAGAAGGTATATTTTTAGGATTAATTAGTGCATCAATATATGCATTATATGATAATTATATACCAGCAATACCTAATGATATAAAAAAAAAATTAAACTTAATTAAATAAAAATCTAATAAAATATTAACAGATGATTAATAAAATATTAAATCCAGTTACTTTTATTATAATACTATTACTAATAATAAATTTATTATTTAAAATAAAAATAGAACTTTTTACAATACAAAAAAAAAATCCTGACACAAGTTACGAATGTATATATCAAAATAAATGTAAAAGTGAAATTAAATTATATTGGGATAATTTAAAAAAAAACAAATATACTAGGTATATTGAACCTATTAAATCATCGTGGTCAGTTAAACCAATAAAAAGAAATTACGAACCATATAATTCAAATATAAAATTAAAAAAATCTAGTTTTATATTACGGTAGTATATTATTTAATTTAGATATTTTATTATACGGAGTATATATTGTATCTTCTAAATATTCTATATTTTTTTCATATTTTGAATATTTTTCAATTATTGATATCATTTTTCTAGTTCTCATAGTAAAATTTTTTATAGTTTTATTTAATTCTATTATAGGATCAAAACCATATGTATACTTAAATTTAAGAGGTATAATAAGAATAATAGAATATAATTCTTCTAATATATTATTACGCAAATCATTAAATAAAGAAATATAAGTTATCGGATTATATATATCATTTAATATAAATATATATATTTTCATCATTTTATCAGTATTTATTAAAATATTAGTATATTTTGATTTATTAAATTTTTTAATAAATTCTATATTAGTTAATATATCAATCAATATCGTATCTTTTAATAAATATTTTAATTTTTTTGGTATTTTAGTAATAATATAATTATTATTATCTACATTTTTTACATATTTTAAATTATTATTTAATTTATTATTCAATTCTTTTTTATTATTGTAAATATTTTGTTCTTCTTTTTTTATATTATAATATAAAAAAAATCCAATAATAATAATAATTATTATTGATAATAATGTTTTTTTATCAAAATAATATAATCTATTAAATAAAAAAGCCAATATTAATATTGATATATACATATATTTATTAATTTTATCATTCATCTTAATAAATTAATAATATTTTTCTAATTAATTAGAAAATCTATGTAGAAACACCATCAATAAAATATAATATTAATGATATAAATATTAATAATATACCAGTATATAATATTCTATCATTTCTAAAAAATATGCTAAATATTTTTTCTCTATATTCTTGATTTGTTTCATTTTTGTGATTTATAGTTAAAAAATCACTTATATCATTAATAACATCTATCAAATATTGCATAGTATTTATATATAATTCATGTAATGAATATTCATGTATCATTTTATTATTATTTTTTTTTTCATTATTATCTAAAATAATATCCATCATTGAATTTATTTTATTTTCAACAGTTGTTTCAATATAAGTATTTATATCGTTTCTATTTTGATTCATTCTTAAAAAATAATAAGAAAATATTAACTATATAATATGCATCATATCTACATCGCTAATAAACATTCTTCTACAACAATATCTTGATGCACCTAATTTATCTAATAATTCTTTTGTATGATTATCTTCAAAATGTTTGATTTTTTCTTCTTTCTTTTCTTTTAATTGTTTTAATCTTTCTGTATTATAATAATCAATTTGATCGGCTACTACTCTACCACATGTAAAACATCTAATAGGTTGTATCATTTAATTAAATTCTATTTAATTATATATAATCATTTTTTTTTTAAATATAAAAAATAAAATGCGTTATTAATATTTTTTTTTTATATTCATAATATTAGAATAAAGAAGAATATGGCGAGTCCCGCATTAATGTCTAGAATATGTGTTTTAGAAGCTAAATTATCCTCAGGTGCCGGAGGTGGTAATTCTGGTGTATCTGATGATAAATTAAAATCTATAGTTAGTGAAAATGAAGAATTAAAAAAAAAAGTTAATAGTTTAGAAACTTTAATTAAAGAAGTTAGCAAAAAAGCTGATGATTTTTCTAAAATAACTAATGAAAATACTAAAAATATAGCAAATAATTTAAAAACACTTCAAGATGGATTAGCAAAAGTAGAAATTGCTACTAAAGTAGAAGCATCAGCAGAAACTTCTACTAAATCAAAAAAAGGTTAAAACTAAATTGAATATTTAGATATTTTATTTTTACATTCATCTATAAATGATTGATTATGTCGTGAAATATTTATGGCATTATTTAAAATATCATTTGTTTTTGAATAAAAACCTTTATTTTTATATAATTTTAATACTGCATCTTTCATATATTCTTTTGCTTCATTAATATTACCTCTTTTATATTGTAATATTCCATATATATGTATAATTTCTGCATTATCTAAATATTCTAATTGTTTATATAATTCACATGCTTTATTATACATTTCATCATCTATTGGGTTATTATTTACTATTTTAACAAATTCTATAAAATTGCCATTTTGTGACAAAAAATTTTTATTTTTTGTTGAAGATAAAAATATCCCCACTTTTGATCCTTCTAAAAAAGTACATTTATTTAATAATTTTACATTTAAATCTTTATTATCTATTATAAATTTTGTTAATGCTGTTTTCATATCATATTTAAAAATATTTAAATAATTATATAATTTATTTGCAGTTTCTTTATTTATAAAATATGATGATTTCGATAATAAAACTTTATTATAATCATTAAAACTAATTAATTCTAAATTATTATTATTATTATTTAAAAAATCAGAAGTTATTAAAATATCACTTTTTAAATCTATATTTTTAAATAAATTATCAATATTATCTATATAATCTTTACTTATAATCAAATCATCTTCAATTATTAAATTTAATTCATTTTCTTTACTTAAATATAATGCATTTCTATGTTTTTCTATATTTGATATTTGTGACGTATTTAATGAAACTATTAAATTGTCAAATTTTTCATTATCTTCTTTATCATAATTTACTCTTTTATTATATTGATCTATATCTTTTAATATATCTTCTTCATCTGGATTACTACTAATTATAATATTACTATTATACCCATTCTTTTCTATAATGTTTTTTAAAAATGCTAATGTACTATTTATATAATGAGTTCTATTTGTTAATTTTTTAGTATATATTACTATAATATTAATTTTATTCATTTAATATCAATATTATTTTTTTTTTATATATTTAATTTTAACCTCATTAAAATTTCTCACAAATTTTAAAGTTAATTTATGCCATTATCTAGACATTTATATTATATATAAAAAAATAATTATATATAACATTGAAATCCAATGAATAATTTAAATATTTTTTATGAACTATACAATGATTGGTTTAATAATGATACATATTGGTTTAATAAAATTGAAAATAATGATATATATTTATCAGATAAATATTTTAAATATATTATAGATGTTGATAATATATATGATAATTATAAAGAATATGATAAAAAAATTTTAATTAGTTGTATTATTATTTTAGATCAAATACCAAGACATTATAAAAGAATTTATAATAATAATATTCAAGTAAATTTTTATTCAAAAAAAGCTACTAATTTTAGTCAATTATTAATTGAAAATTTTAATAATTTTACTATAGATGAATTATGCTTTATTTATTTACCTTATAGACATATTAATGATATTAAAAAAATTTATGATATTGTAAATATATTTATAGATTTATATAATAATTCTATCAATAATCAAGACAAAAATAAATGTAAAAAATATATATATAATACATTAAATAATATATATAAACATATTAATATTTTAAATTATTCTAATAAAAAAAAATGTATAAATTTAAATGATATTAATAATGATATATTTGATAATAATTCTTTACAATATTATTATTCTTTTATTAAAAATGAAGAAACTAATATATATTTAACTATTTATAATGAACTTTTAAAATTGAAAGATAATTCAACTATTATTATATCACTTTCAGGCGGAGTTGATAGTATTGTTTCATTATTTATTTTAAATTTATTAGCTAAAACAAATATAAAAAAAATTAGTAATATATTTGCTTTACATATTAATTATAATAATAGACCTGAATGTTTTGATGAATTAAATTATGTTATGTATTTATGTGAATCTATAAATATTAAACTGGTTTATAGAAATATTTATGAAATTCAACGTTATCAATGTTTAGATAATGGTTTGAGAGATTTATATGAAGATATTACAAAAAAAATAAGACTTGATATGTATAAATATGGATATTTATATTCAAATGAATTTTATGTTTTATTAGGTCATAATAAAGATGATTGTTTTGAAAATATTATAACAAATATTATAAATAAAAGAAATTATGATAATTTATCTGGTATGAATTATTTAATTAATATTGATGGTATAAATTTTTGGAGACCAATGCTTAATATTCCAAAAAAAGATATTATTCAATTTGCAAATAATAATAATTTGAAATATTTTAGTGATAGTACACCAAAATGGTCTACTAGAGGAAAAATAAGAGATGAATTAGTACCAATTTTAAATGATTTGAAATATAACTCAATTGAACCCTTTTTTGATTTAAAAGATTATATTAGTAATTCTAATGAAATTATTAATAATATAGTTATTAATAATTTATGTGCTAAACTTCTTAATACTAACAGTTATATATATAATGGTTATTATAATATAGAAGAATTATCTTGTTTTAAATATATTAATATTATTATATTATTTTTTGATAAAATTAATATATCCTCTTCTATTAAATCTTTTAAAGAATTTAACAATTATATTAAAGATTATTTGTGCAATTTTAAAGTAAAAAAATTTATATTGAATAAAACTTGTAATATTATAATAAAACCATATTTTGAATATTATCAATTAATTATTAATTTATCATAAATAAATTAATTATAAAAAATATTATAATATATATCTCTACTTAATTCTTTTTTCTCATCAACAATTTTTGGCATTTCATTCATTAAAGTATATTTTTTATGTGTATTTAAACTATATGTATCATATAAACCATATATTACTAGTATCCCTACAACTCATACTAGTAATATAAACCATATATTACTAGTATCCCTACAACTGATACTAATACAATTTGTTCTATCATTTTATAATTTATTATCTTTATATATTATATCATTTTTTTTTCTTAACACTTTTTTTAACCGCAACCTTTTCTTTAATATTTAATGTATCATCATCTTTTTTTTCTTCATTATCTTCTTTTTCTTTAATATCTGATGTATTATGATTATCTTTATCAGAAGTATTTTCATTATCTTTATCAGAAGTATTTTCATTATCTTTATCAGAAGTATTTTCATTATTATTGGATGTTTCTTTTTTCTGTTTCCATAATTCTCCAATTTTACGCATTAAATTTTGTCTTGATAAATCAGGATATGTATCTTTTAATTTTGAAATATTTTCCTTAACAAATAAATTATATTTTGTTGGTTCCTTTTTTTTTTTATAAACATCATTATAAACCTTATTTAAAATATTTACTAATTCTTTATTACTGTATTTTTTATTAATATCAATTAGATTAGTAAAATTTGTAATAATAGTTTGTGTATTCTTAACAATTTCCATATCAACAATATTATATTAAATATATTTATAATTAATCATTTTTTTTTTAGTTTATAAATTTTTATTTGACCATGGTTTTTATTTATCCATCAATTATTAATATTATTTTTAAGAATTAATCTATATAATTATTTTGGCATTTTTTCAATTACTATTTTTTTTATATCATTGAATCTTTTTTGTGCGTTAGGACATTTAGTATAATTAGTACATGATGGATTTGTGCAGTCTTTAAATTGTTTACTTTGACAATAATCATTATTACAATAAGGACATAAACATATTGAATGTTTTAAATAATAATTAGGACAATTTTCGTTAATACATTTTTTATTTTTACATTTTAAGACCTTTTCTTTTTTTGCTTTACAATCTGGATTCGGACAATACGGGCATTTACATTCTTCATCTGGTGAATTAATTATTTCCATATATTTTTCATATTTTTTATTAAATTCATCTGACATTTTTGGTTTTTTTAGATTAAAACTTGATACGTGACTCCATACATTTGCCAACCACTTAGTTCCTTTTATTAATTTAGTACCAGTATGTTTTGATAACGGATGTATTTCTTGAAAATCAATTTCTGAAACATTATAAAATAATACTCCCAATCCTTTAACCGGTTTTATAGATAAATTAATATTAGGAAATTTAGTTTCACCTCCTTCTAAATTATCATCATTTAAATAAATTATAAGTGTTGTTATCCTTTGTCCTTGTACATTGTTCATACCAAAGCACTCTTCATAAGTACCCTCGCATGCGTCAAAATGTTCATTGAAATATCCACCTGGTTCATATTTAACAACCTGTATGTCTTCTTGATGATGTGAAGGAATACCAGTAATATATTCAGATATTAATCTAAGTCTTTTAATCAAATTATTATCATCGATATTAAAATTATTATTATTCTTTAGCCATGCTTGTTCGCTTATTCTATGATCTTTATTTAATGTAGATCCACCATATGTTCCATCTTCATTTACTACACCTAAACCTCCATTTTCATATACTTCACTTATGCTTAGACCGGCATTTTTAGCCATATTAATAAGCATATCACATTGTTTATTTGTTAATAAATTATTAAATTTTGTTATAACATAATCTCTTCCACTACCAAATGTGGTAGGATATCTTAAATATTCTTTTTTTAAAGTATCAACATGTTTTTTAATACTTTTTAAATCTGTACTATTATCTACATTTCTAAAAAATTTGTATAATATATATACTAGTAAAATAATCGACAAACCGCTAATAAACCATATAATATACTTATATTCATTATTAATATAATAAGAAAATTTAAACATCTTTAAAACTATATAATATATAGATATTAAAAAATATATAATATTTACTCATAAAAAAAATGATATATATATATAAAAAGTAAAAATATATAAATATAGAAATATGGAATTTTGCAATAATTGTGATAATATGTTATATATTAGAAATGATGATAGTAATAATTTAGTTAAATATTGTAAACACTGTGATTTTAGTAAAAAAGAAACAGAATCAAAATGTATTAAAATATCTGAAAGTAGATATTTAGAAGATGATTTATTATATAAACAAAATATAAATAATTATTTAAGATATGATCCTACACTTAGAAGAATTCGCGATAGTAATATTATTTGCCCTAATAAACCGGAATGTAATATTGATTTAGATAAACAACAAATATTATCAATTAAATATGATGATGTAAATATGAAATATTTTTATGTATGCGATTATTGTGGACATATATGGAGAGAAAATAAATAAAAAATTGATTTTCTTTTTTATTATTTATAGGCAAAAAATGGAAAAACAAACTTATTATAATACACCAAAATTTAGTTTAAAAAATAAAATTTATGAAGCAAAAATATTAGATATATATGATGGTGATACAATAACAATATGTATTAATTTGGAAGGTTTTAATTATGTTAAAATGAATGTTAGATTAGATGGAATAGATACACCAGAATTATGTGGCAATGAAAAAAATATAGCAATATCAGCCCGAAATTTTTTAATTAATAAATTAACTGATATAAAATTTGAAGATACGGTTAAATATTCTCGTGATAATATTCGAAAATTAATTAATAATGATACACATATTATAAAAGTTATTTTTGGTGATTTTGATAAATATGGTCGTCCATTATGTATTATTTATAAAAATAATATTAATATAAATGATTTAATGATACATAATAAATATGGAAAAAAATATGATGGTGGAAAAAAAGAATCATGGTAAAAATTAATTAATATAAAAATAATATATATATATTTATTAAAATGTTTATAATAGATTTGGATAATAAAATTCCATATAATTATAATAGCAATATATATGTTGATTATAATGCACCATATTATTATAATTTATTAAAAGAACAATATAAATATGAATTAGAAAATGAAAAAATAATAACAAATTTAATTAATGTAATAGATAATAATAAAGATTTATTTTTAATAACATTTTTTTATATATTAATATTTTTTATAATTTTCTTAATACCTTTATTTAAAAATATTAAATTATATAATATGTATTTTTTATTGTCATTTGCTAAAATAATATTATTATCAAGAAATATTTTTTAAATAAAAAATGATGTTATTATTTAAAAATATAAATTATAATTATATTATTATTATACTTTAAAAATGTATATGATAATTGATACCGAAACCAATGGATTGCCAATTACAAAAAAATATTGCGAATATCCATTTTATAATGATTTAGAAAAATATGATTCTGCACGAATAGTACAATTTACTTTTATGATATGTGATAATAATTTAGAAGAATTAAAACTACACGATTATATAATATATGCTGAAAATTTTAATATCAAAAATTCAGAATTTCATTGTATAACAAATGAAATATCAAAAAATAATGGTTATAATTTTAATACAATAGCTGATATATTTTATAATGAATTACAAAAATGTCAATATGTTGTCGCACATAATATAGGTTTTGATATAAATGTTATTAAAAGTGAGTTATTTAGAAGAAAATTATATCATATTATTATGGAATTAGATAAAAAAATAGAAATTTGTACTATGAAAACTTTCAAATACATAGTTAAAGCAAAAAATAAATATAATAAAATTAAAGATCCTAGTTTAAAAGAATTATATAAATTAGCTTTTAATTGTGATATGGAAAACGCCCATAATTCTAAATATGATGTTATTAATTTACATAATGCAATTAAAAGTATAACAAATGGTAAATTAGAAAATTACATTAAAAATAAAAAATGATATAAATATAAAGAATTAGGAATAATTAATGAAATCTTTAGTACCCATAAAAAATAAAATTACATCTGTAAATGAAACATATACAAAATTAGAAGAAAAAAAAATTTCAAAACCAATCATGACTAAATATGAATTAGATCAGATTATTTCACAAAGAGCAACAATGATCGCACATGGTTCGCCACCATTTGTAAAAATTGATTTTAATATTAAAAGCAACTTTGAATTACGTTCAATTGCAATTAAAGAACTTTTAGAAGGTAAATTACCTTTTATTATAAAAAGACCTTTACCAAATAATAAATATGAATTATATCGCGTTAAAGATTTAGATTTAGTAAGCGTACAACATATGATCAAATAAATAAATATAATGTTACGGATGTTGCATATAAAAAGGTTCCCCATAGCGTATCCATAATTGCAATTTTCAAACTATAATTTTTATAAATTGATAATGATGTAAAATTATAAATTCCATATATGAAAAATCCTATTATTCCACCATATAATAAAGATTTAAATATGGATTTATTTGTTTTATCTTTTTTTATTAATTTAGAATTTACAAATGGTATGGCTATTATGAATATACTACCTAAAACAAATATGTAAGCAACTATAGTATATTTAATATTTAAAATCAACTCTTCTTTTTGAACTTTTTTAGTAATTAATGCATAATTATTAAAATTTATTAAATAAATCCATATAAATTCTGCTATAAATATATATATAATTGTATATATATATTTAGAGTACATATTCTATTATATTTAAATATTTAATTATAGTAAAACGAATGAAATTATTAATATTATTACAAATAATTATATCAATATTAGTAATTGCTATTATTTATTTTATTTATCAAATTTACAAAAAAACATATATTAGAAAAGAAAATTTTGATGAAAAAAATATTAATTTTTTAAAAAAAGAAGAATTAATCGATTTTTTCTATAATGATTCTGATACTTATTTTAAAAATTTAACAGATTTTGATTTATATGCCAGAAAAGTAAATAATAGTAATATTTATAAAAATAAGTCTATACAATGTGCTACTGATTTTAATAATAATCAAATAAATATTATAACAAAATCTTGCATTGAAGCTGATAAATATTTAAATAATTATAATAAATTATTAAAAGGTAGTGATATTGCAATTATTAAATGGAATTTTGCATTAACAAAAAATTATAATAATTTTGAATATGAAAATGGTTTTCCACATACAAGAAAAAATATTATATTTTTATCTGATAAAATTATACCAAATAATATAGATCATAATTTTATAAATACATTAATACATGAAAAAATACATATATATCAAAGATATAATCCTGATATTCTAGAAAATGTAATAAATAAAATGGGTTTTAAAAAAACATCTTTAAAAAATAAAAAACAAAGATCTAATCCTGATTTAAATAATTCAATATATCTTGATAATAATAATAAAAAACTTGCTTGTCTTTATAGAAGTAATAAACCAGATAATATTAATGATGTAATTTGTTTAGAAAATAATAAACTATACGAACATCCATATGAATTAATAGCTTATAATATTGCAAATGAATATAATCATTCGCAATTAGAAAAATATAAAAATACTATATAAAAATATATTAATAATTTAAATTATTAAATGGATGAACTTAAAGAACAAGCACCTACCAATATTTCTGATGAAAAAATTTTAGAAATATATTTAAAAAATAATAGTAATATATCTACTTCTTTATTAGAATTATGGGATGTCAAAGAATTTAATAAAAATATAAGCGAAGTACAGTGTAAATGGAATGAAATTAGAGAAATTTGTAATGATTATGACAATGAAATGTATAAACAACTAAGAAGAAAAAATTCAAATAATATACCTGTTTCTATATCTAATTTATCTGAAAATAATAATCTAACACAGCATATGACATGTGATACTTCTATATCAAATAATAATTCAGAATGTAGTTGTAATGATGATAATGATATTGTTTCACACGTTCATGATATATATTAAATTATTTTTTATTACTTTTTGGTTTTTTGGCTACTTTCTTTAATTTTTCTTTTTTTAATTTTCCCTTCTTTAATTTTTCCTTCCTTAATTTTTCCTTCTTTAATTTTTCCTTCTTTAATTTTTCCTTCTTTAATTTTTCCTTCTTTAATTTTTCCTTCTTTAATTTTTGTTTCTTTAATTTTTCTTTTGTATTTATAATTTTTTCTTTTAATTCTTTAATTTGTTTATTATATTTTTCTATTTTAATTTTGTTTTTACTTTTATTTTTATTTAATATTTTTGTTAATTCTTTTATTTTTTGAATTTTTCTTGAATAAACTATTAATTTTTTTTGAAGGCCCCCGCCTTGGAATATGGACCAGTCAATATCTCTATCACTATCAGTTGGAAGATTAGACCAGTCAATTGTCCCAAGCAAATCATCCGTACCTCTGTATCCATCGTCCATAAAAATATCTCTATCACTACCAGTGAGTGGTGGAAGATTAATTTGAAGTCTTAATCTATCTGTTTGGTCAAAAACTTCTCTTTTTGTTGTTTGCACGCCTAGATTTTTCCATCTATCATAAAGTACAATTGCTTTCACTGCTACTCCAAATATCATAAGACCATTATGAATATGATTCCGTATATCATTCTCTGATGCCGGTAAATGAGGAGGCAACTGTAGAAATTCCCACAAATTTCTGTCAGTTATTCTCTCCCCTCTAGTACTTACCCCATCTCTAAAATATGTAGCCATATCAAAACAAATATCACCAAGTTGATCTCCAAGTACATATGTACTTTCAAAATCATCACGACGTATAGCGCCTGGTTGTAAAAATACCCTTCTCGCTGTTAAATCACTTGTAAAATGTACTCCATCTTGCCATTCATGATTGGTAGTTCCAGGAGGATTATAAATTAAAGTCATATGAAAAATAGGCTGGTTTCGAAATCGAAACTCAACAATACACGTCCATTTTAATTCTCCCATCGGGCGCGCTTGTCTTACAGAGACGCGAAAATAGTCATCAAACCTCATTTCATTCCCATTAGTAAAAGTTTCGACAGGTTCTAATAAGGGAGACATGCAACCCCATGTATTTCTCCTACCAGCGCGATAGTCATTATGTGCTTCTTGAAATTCACCTAGTAATGAAATAACAGATTCTAAAACGCTCCTTATGTCCGGATTGTGATGCCTTCGTGTCCCTTGACACCTCTGAAAACTAGGCTCTCTTCGAGCCGCCATTTATTTTCTATCTTTTCTAATATATAAAAATATATTAATTTAAAATCAAAAATAATTATATAAAGACTATGCAAAAATATTAATTTATAATGGTAACAAATAACGATAAATATTTTATAAATATAAAAACTATACAAGCATCAATAATTAAACAAGTAATTGATGCATTAAAAGATATATTAATGGATGTTAATTTAGAAATTGATGAAACAGGATTAAAAATAATGGCAATGGATAATACACACGTTGTTTTAATTCATTTAAAATTAGAAGCAGATAAGTTTGAAGAATATTTTTGCGAAAAGAAAATGTATATTGGCGTAAATATGCTTAAATTACATATGTTAATAAAAACAATAGGAACAAATGATCTTTTAACTTTATATGTAGAAAAAGAAGATCCAAATAAATTAGGAATTAAAATTACAAATAATGAAAAGAATGTAGAAACAAATTATAAATTATCAACAATTGATATTGATGTATTAAGTGTTACAATACCACCAGTTAATTTTCATACAACAATTACAATGCCATCATCATATTTGCAAAAAATAATTCGCGATATGCATAATATTTCTGAATATATTGAAATCAGAAATATAGAAAAATCATTAATTTTAAAGTGTAAAGGGGATTTTTGTAGTCAAGAAACAATATTGGGAAGTGAAAAATCACAAAATATAACAATTTCTAAACAAACAGATAATAATACAGAAGAAGATCAAGAAATAATACAAGGTGTTTTTAGTTTAAAATATTTATTGATATTTACAAAATGCACAAATTTATGTCCAACTGTAGAAATATATTTAAAAAATTCTTATCCAATTATATTAAGATATACTATTGCATCACTTGGTGAAATAAAATTATGTTTAGCACAACAAGATATTTAAGTTTTTTTCTTTGTATAAACATCTATATTTTTTTTTCTAAGAAAATTTTTAATTCTTTTATTTAATATATTATCAATAAAATCATCAAAAATTTTATATATAAATGGTATAATTATATCATTTACTGTATCATCTCCTAAAAGAGCACTTGCGGCAATTAGTAAACCATGATTAAATTGAATAGTATCATAAGTATTATTTATATTTAAAATATTAATGTCGCCAATAATATTTTCATCATTATTAATTTCATCATCACCAGTTGGTATAAATTTTCTAATATAATTTACAAGTAATAAATTTTTATCTTCTTTTGTTGGATGTATTTTTATATAAAATACTGTAGATTGATCAGCTAACATATTTTTAACATAAGATGGTTTATCAATAGTTGAAATATATTTAATTATAAGTAAATTATCATCTTTAAAAACAACACTTTGAAATATATTTAATTCAATATTAATATTTTTAATTTTTGGTATTATATTTTCTCTAATATATTCAGAAATTGTAAACATATTTTCTAAATCTTTAATACTATAATTTTTTTGAACATGTATAACTCCATTATCTTGAGTAATACTATCTTTAGTACAATCAAAAATTTTAGAAATAAAAGTTTTAGAATTATATATATTATGTAAAGTTTCTATATTACTTTTAATAATAAGAGGATTACATGCCATATTATGATTTATACTTAAATATAAATGTTTGTATGCTTTTATATATATTTAAATTTTGATTATTTTTTTATCTAATTCTAAAGTATTATGTAAATTTGAAGAATTCTTAATTTTAAAATCATGAATATAGTTAAAAGTACAGTTATGATTTTTAAAGAATAAATGTTTGTTACAATATATATTGTTGCATTTACATTTATTAGTAATTATTTCTATAGTATTTATTTTTTTATTACAAAAAAAACATTTATTAGACATTAAATAAATAATAGTATTTATTATTTATATATAAAATAAATTAATAAAATAATAAAACAAAAGAATTAGATACATCAGAAAATTTTTTTTCAATATCTATTCCAATTAATTCATTTATAATTTTTATATTTTTGATAAATAAAAATGTAAAAATACACAATACTAATATTGTATATATATATAATATATAATCAGTACTCATTTAGTTTATTATTATCTTCTCTATTTATAAAATATATTTAAAAAATGATTAATATTTATTATTAATAAATAATAATCACTTTTTAAATATGTTGAATATTCATAACATTATTACAGACAATACAAATTTAATAGAAATTTATTTAATAAATAATTACAATGATAATAAAATAGCATTAAGTAACAAAAAAGAAGTAATAGATAAAATATTAAACAAATATAAATTTAAAACATTAAAATTTAAAAGTTATTATAGAAATAATTTAATATATACATATGATTTATTAAATGATAATCAATATGTAAATGAAAAAAAATTAGAAAATTATAAAATCAATAACAATATAGCATTTATGGCATATAATGACTTAAAATATCCTCCTTTTATGTTTGGATGTACTAATAATATAGATCATGAAATAGAATTTAAATTGTATGAATATAAATTAAATAATAGAATTTCATTAATAATTCGAAATGAAAATAATAAAACAAATTTATATATACAATATAAACATTCCAATATAGTTGATATTGAAAAAATGGAAAATATTATAAATTCATTAATTTTAGAATTAAAATAAATTTATCTATTTATAATTTAAGGAAGGTTATTATGAAATATCAATATTATTTATTATTTAATATAACAATATTTATAATTATTGCATTTTTTTATTATTATATAAAAAAAAAAAAAAATTATAATAAATTAATAAAAGCTTATGTTATAAATTTGAATTATAGAATAGATAGAAAATTAAATTTTATTAAATCTTATAATTTAAATAATATTAGTTTTGAAATAATAAAAGCAATTGATAAAAAAAATTTAGTCCCAGAAATACTATTAAATAATAATATTTTAGGTAAAATAGGATATAGTAATTTATCTTTACCTATAAGAAAAAATCATTATGAATTTAATAATTTAGGAGCAGTTGGATGTTATTTAAGTCATATTAAAGTATGGAAACGAATATTAAAAGATAATCTAAAATATGGTATTATATATGAAGATGATGTAGAATTTAATAAAAGTATAACAAGTGAATCAATAATAGAGTATATTAATAATTTACCAGATGATTGGCATATATTGTTATTAAATAAAAATAAAGTAAAAATGCATAAAATAACTAATATAAAAAATTTATATAAAGTAGAAAGATTTTTATGCACTCATTCATATGTAATTAAAAGTAATATAATTAAATATTTATTAGAAAATATATTACCTATCAACCAGCAAATTGATTTTAAATTATCTTGTTTAGCATCAAACAATATAATTAATATATACTTATATAATAATGGTAAATATTATAAACAATATATAAATAATATTACAAACATTCAAACAAATAGTGAAAAGGGGGCTAGTTGGGATCTAAATTGTAAAATTTAAAAAATATATTTAAAAATTATATTTTAATAATTTAATAATATATATGTCATATAATTATTTAGATTCTATATTTAAGAATAATTTATTAAAAAATAATACACAAACATATAGAGAATATCAATATACATTTAGTGATTTTGTTAATATATTAAATACAAAAATTTTTCAAATACCAAAATATCAAGGTGATATAAATTTAGATAAAGTAAAAGAAATGATATTTTCATATAAAAATAATCCTGATTTTTTTTATTTTAAAAATAAAATTGTTTTAACTTATATTCCGTCAAAAGAAAATAATATATATATAATGGATGGACAACATAGAATTGAATTAATAAAATATTTAGTGAATAATAACTATAATGATATTATAAATATTTGTTGCTACATTATTGAAGATGAAGAAAAAATGAGATTACTATACGAAGAATTAAATAAAGATTCATATAAAAATCATAGTTATGTATTTTTAGATGATTTTAGTAAAAATTTACATAAAAAATTTATAGAATATTTAGAAAAAGATTATAGTATGTATTTTGAAAAAAAACAGAAAAAAGATGCATATAAAAAAACATTAACAGAATTTTTAAATGAATTATCTGATAAAGATTATCTTTTACAATTTAATTCTTTTAATGATTTAAAAACAGATTTTGAAAGTGCAAATTTTACTTTTAATTGGTTAATTAATTATAAAGATTTAATTAATAATAATGAAAAAATTTTTTACAAAGACGAACAAGATTCTGTTAAAAATGGTGTTGTATTTACTTTAAAAAATAATAATTTTTGTGATTATTTAATTAATAGAAATGTTAAACCACAACATAAATTTAAAAAAGAAAAAAAAAGAATTACTAAAAAATTAAAAAAAGAGGTATGGTTAAAGGAATTTGGTAATAAAAAAGAAGGTAAATGTCCTTATAAAAATTGTAAAAATTTAATATATTATCATGATTATAGTTGCGGTCATGTAATTTCAGAATATAATGGTGGAGAAACATCTATTAATAATTTAAGACCAATGTGTTACGGATGTAATAATAAATTAGGTAAACGCAATTGGACTTAAAAAATTGATTATTGATATTTATTATATTTTATATTAAAAGAATTTATCATGTTCTTTATTGATTTTTTTGAAAAATTAATTACATGTAATTTAACTAAAAAAGAAAATAATAATATAAATTCATCTTCAAATGAATGTTTTGAAGGTTATTTACCATATTTAAAAGACTGTTGCGATAAAAACAATTGTTGTGGTAATAAAAAATATAAAAAAAGTATTATTACTAATATGCCTGATAATTTAAATAAAGAAAAAATTTTAGATAATATATATCATTCTTCTAAAGAAGAAAAAATAAATAATATAAAAGATGAATTAGAAGAAAAAATGATTTTCAAACAAAAAAAAATTAATAATTATAGAATACCTTGTTAATCTTTAATAATTATTTTAGTATCTTTAAATGTTACACATTTCTTTTTTTCATTTTTTATTTTATAATTAAATTCTAAATCACTTGTTGTACATATATTATTATTTTCTATCATTATTTCAATATCTGCATTTTCATCATAATCATCATTATCTATATGTTTTACATCTTTCATTAATTCTATCAAATGTTCTTCATCTAATATTAAACTACTATCGCCTGTACCACATGGTGCTTGTTGACCTAACATTACATTTGCTGATACACCATTAACATTATCATATTCAGCAAATATACTTGCATTAATTAACATATCTGTAGTTTCCTCAAATGATGATTTGGCTAATGGTCCAATATCACCCCTATTAATACCATGTCTATCAATTGACATTAATTGTCCTTTATAAGTCATTGTATCAATTAATAAAGATAAATGTCTATAATTCATAGAATCTTCACTAGTAACATTTATTAATTCGTGATAAAGTGCTGTTCTAGCGGCTTCAATACCAAGTGTTTCACTTATTTCTCTAATATCATTAGATATTGTTCTAGTTGAATCAATATTTGGATTTGATAATACTTCAATTAAATTTGTACCATCAGTGTCTAATACCCATTCTACAAGATTATCGAAAGAATTTGTATCATTATTATATTTTGTATATTTCTTTTTATTTAATGATACTTTTTTAATACCTTTATAACCTTTTAATAATACTTGGTACACTATATTATGTTCTAATGCTTTAATTGCTGCTATTTGATCATTAAAATCAATATCTTTAATAACATTTGCTTGTAATTTAATTCTAAATATACATTCTTCAGCATTATCATCACTATAAACACATTCAATAAATTTATCATATGTTGTATTTAATTTAGTGTAAATATCAATCATTCTTAAACCATATGATTTCATTTTTTCTTTATTAAATTTCATTCTAATTATCCACGGTGATGTACTATTTAATGAATTTGTGAATGAGAAATCTTTATATATATCTAATAAACCTTGATCATTTTCAATATTAGTTGAATATTGATCTTCATTTTTATCCCAATATATTTCACTATATTCTAATATATCATGTAATTTAGTAATTTCTATAGAATTTTTAATATTAATTGCTTTATTTTTTGCATTTTCTACATTTATATCATCGGAGTCTAATCCATCGTCATTTAAAATTGGATTTTTAACAGTTGCAATATCATTCTTCATATAAATTAATAATGTAGGTGTTTTTGTTTTTTTTGTAGCACTTAAAATTTCTTTTAAACGTGGAACACCACTTGTTGCCTTTACTGCTGCTGCTGTACCTGATACATGAAATGAATCTAATGTCATTTGAGTTCCCATTTCACCAATTGTTTGTGCTGCAACAATACCAACCATTTCACCAGGTTGCGCAATAGCTTCTTTGTAATATTGTATTATTAATGTTATAATATTATCAAAAATTTCTTTTGTAAAATGATATGTCATTATTAATTTTTTAGGAGTCAAATTTAATCTAAGTAAAATTTCGAAAAATTTAGTCCCTTGATCCTTTTTAATATATAATGAATTAATTAATTTATCAATATTATCTAATATATATTTAGGTGTTAAATCTGTTTTAATAGATTTAATACCAATATTAGATATATTTTTGTGTGCATTATTAATAATTCTATCAAATGGTATAGGAAAATTGATCATTTTATTTTTTGTATATTTGAATACATTTTTAATTAAAAATTCTTTATCTTCTAATAATTGATTATAATGTTCAGTACATTTTTTATATGTATCGGCATTTATTTCTTTATTCGCTTTTGTTATTAAATATGATGATAATTTATCTGTTTTTCTTAAGTGATAAATATTTTCCATCAATATAACATCCATATCAATATATGGAATAAATTGGTTTTCTATTTTACATCCATCCATACCATCTTCACCATATATATATTGTATTATAGTTCCACTTGCATTTCTTACTGTATTATCATAATATACTTTTGCATCCTCCATTGCTTTAACTAATCGTCTTTGAATATAACCAGTTTCTGATGTTTTAACAGCGGTATCAATTAGACCTTCTCTGCCACCCATTGCATGAAAGAATACTTCTTGAGGACTTAAACCAGATATAAAACTATTTTCTACAAATCCACGCGCTTCAGGACCATCATCATATTTTGTATAATGAGGCAATGTACGATCTGTAAAACCATATGATATTCTTTTACCATCTACATTTTGCTGTCCTACACATGCAATCATTTGTGCTACATTTGTTTCTTTACCTTTAGAACCAGACTTTACCATATTAATCATTCTATTAGTTTTTTCATCAATTTGACTTAATCCAATTTTACCAACTTGATTTGTAGTTTCATTTAAAATTCCTATTAATTCTCTTTCAATATATTCTTTATTTGAAAATATACTGTTATTTTCAATTAATCCTCTTCTAATATCATCTAATTTAGAATAAGCTTTTTCTTTCATTTCTTTGATTTTTGATTTTAAACTTATTTCTGTTTGAACATCTGTTACTAAATCACTAATACCAACACTAAAACCAGATGTTAATAACCATCTACATATTAATCTTTGTGTATTATCTAAAAATCTTTGTGTTTCAAATGGTCCATAATCATGATATACTACTGGTATTAATCCTGAAGATTTACTATGAAATACACTTTTATCTAATGAACCAGATTCTTCCATATAATTGCTACCATTAATTATAATTTTATCTTCAGCTTTATTTTTTCTTTCAATATTTAAACCAGGTGGTAAAATTTGTGAATATGCTTCTTTTCCCGTATAATTATAATTTTTATCAGGTTTTTTTAAATTTCCTTGAAAATAACTATTAATCATTTGTAAATTCGCCATTGTTTTGTCTTTAATTTCTACATTATTTTTTGTTAATCTGAATGAACCTAATAATGTATCTTGAACTATTTCAATAATAGGTTTCCCATCACGTGGCGCAATTATCATATATGGTACTGCTGCTATATCTTTTAATTCTGACATTGTTTGTATACTTTGAGGACAATGTAAATTCATTTCATCACCATCAAAATCAGCATTATATGGTGGAGTATCTAATACATTTAATCGAAATGTTTGATATGGCATAATTATTACTTTATGACACATCATTGACATTTTGTGTAAAGATGGTTGACGATTAAATAATATATGATCTCCGTCAGATAAATGTCTATGAACTATATCGCCATATTTTAATTCTTTAGCCAATTTATCTAAATTAGCACTTTTTAAATTTATAGTAATAGTTTCTTTATTTTTTTTTATTAATTTTGCTCCCGGCCATTTATCAGGGCCATTTAAAATAAGAGTTTTTAAATGTTCTATATTATATTCATTTACTACTTCTGGAAATGTTATATTAATTGCTATTTTAATTGGTACTCCTAATTCATCAATACTAATATATGGATCAGGTGTAATAACTGATCGAGATGATTGATCTACTCTTTTTCCATTTAAATTACCTCTAATACGTCCTTCTTTTTTTTTCATACGATCTGATACAGATTTTAATTTTCTACCATTTCTTTGTTGTGATGGTGCTAATCCCGGTATCTGATTATCAATAAATGTAAAGACGTGATATTGTAATACCATAGTAATTAATTTAATTGTTTCTTCAGGAGTTCCTTTTGCAATTTTATCATTTATATTATTATTTATTTTAATAATTTCACTTAATTTATGTGTTAAATCATCTTCTCGTCTCTGACCATTTTCTTCTATTATACTTGGTCTTACAGAAGGAGGGGGAACTGGTAAAACACTACATATCATCCATTCTGGGCGATTCCATTCTGGATTAAAACCCATTAATTCCATTTCTTCTTCACTAATTCTTTTAAAAATGCGTAAAACATCTTCTGCTGTAAATTCTTGTGAAATATCTTCTTCTTCTAAAACAGGTACGCCATCTTTTATTTCATCTGTTTTTTTCTTAATTGATTTCCATTCTGCAATAATTTTCATAGAACCTTCTTTTGTGTATTTTGTTGGTTGTTTTGCATTACAACCAATTGAACCATCATCTCCACAATATCTGAATTTTGCATTATTTATAATTTTATTTGTTAATTTGAAAAAAGCGTCCCATCGTTTTTGGTTATTTTTGATTAATAAGATTTTTTTAATATCATTTTTAATCGCTTCATCTGTTGATTTTTGGGATATTAATAATTTAGAACATTTATAACATACACATTTCAATATTTTTTTTGTTATATCAAAAAACATTGCATGAAATACTGGTTTAGCTAATTTAATATGTCCAAAATGTCCTGGACAAAATATATTTTTTTGTTCGCATGTCGAACATATTTTATTATGTTCTAATACTCCCATTCTTGAATCAAATAAACCACCAATTATCGGTTCACTACCCGCATACGTATCTGTTTTTGTTATTTCAACTACAGATCTTTTAATAATCTCATCCGGTCCTAATACACTAAATTGAATTCCTTTAATATCTTGAATATCAATTTTTTGATCACTATATGCTAGTTCTGGATATATAGACATTCTTTTTATAGTTTCTTATATATTGGTTAGTTTTAAATAACTAGGTATGCGTTTAAGCACTTTTTAATAATCATTTTTTTTTTTATATAAAATATTAATTATTTATAGAGTAACAGTATTATGTTAAAAATAAATTCTATCAATAATTGTTTTCATAATATTAATTATTTAATAAATTCAAATTATGTAAATGATAGTGATTTAGTATATAGTGATATAAAAAATATAAATTATTTTAGAGATAATGGTTATTATTATGAAAAATATATCTTTATCAATTTAATTAATGAAAAAAATTTACAAAATATATTTAACACTATTAATTATAATGATGGTAATTTTGTAAAAAAAATAATATATTATAATAAATATTTTATTAGTAATCCAAATAATGATATTTTTTTAAAAGAAGTTAAAATAAATAATACTAAAGATATTAGTATTAACAAAATATGTGATTTAAATTTTTCAAATTTTATTAATGATAAATATACTAAATATTTATTCATAATAGAATTTATAAGAAATTTTTATTATTATATTTCAACTGAAAATTTTGTTAAAAATTATAAAAAAAATTTATATTTTTTTAAAATACCTACTAAATATTATATTACCAATGATAATTATATAACTCATAATAATTTTAACATTGATATTGAATTTAAAGTTTATATTAATAATAATCATTCAACTGTTGAAATAATTAAAAATAAATATATTAATGCTAATTTAATTGAATTGATTAAACCAATTTTAACTTATCATTCTAATTTAATTAATAATGATCCAATTATTAGTTTAACTAAAAAAAGACGTCCTACTAAAAAACAAATTGAAAGATTACAAAATTATTCATATCATTTATCTAAACTATATGATATTTATAGATTTAAAACTATAAATAATATTGTTAATAGTTTTAAACAAGATAATAATTTTGTTATAATCTTTAAAAAAAATTTTTTTAGTATTATTACTAATAATTATAATTCTTTTATTAATTTAAATATTAATACTAAAAAACATAATAAACCAGATATCATATCTCATGAAACTAATTTAAATATCCCCCCTCCTGATAAAATAGTTTATGATGCTCCTGATAATAATATATTAAATGTCGATAATTATATTGATGATATTACGAATGATATTTATAATAGTATATCTGATGATATTTATGATAATTTAACAAATGATTATACATATGATATAATTGACGATACAACTAACGATATATCAGATGATATTACAGATGATATTACAGATAATTTGACAAATGATATATTTAATAAAAATTATATATATATATCTATAATTACTGGTGTTATATTTACTGTTATATTATTGGCCGTTATATTAAATTTTATGACTCCTTCTTATAATAATTTACAACAAATTGGTGGTGGAAAAAAAAATACAATATTTTATATAATTAGTATTATATTTTTATTATTAATAATTTACTGTTTTTTAAAAATTAAAAAAAAAGAAAAATTTATGGATTTAGGATCACTTTTTGCTAATATGGATCAAACTAGTTTTGAAAAAGAAGCAAAAAATATGGATATGCAAATATGGGGCAATTTATTTAATGAATTAAGTGGTGGTGACTCAGGAAATATTTCACAATCGCTATCATCATCGACTCCATCATTATCTGCACCATCATCATCGACTCCATCATCATCGACTCCATCATCATCGGCACCATCATCATCGGCACCATCATCATCGACTCCATCATTATCGGCACCATCATCATCGACTCCATCATCATCGACATCATCATCAACAACACCATTATCATCTGCACCATCAACATCAGAAACGCAACAACAACAAACGCAACAACAACAAACGCAACAACAACAAGCGCAACAACAACAAAAGCAACAACAACAAGCGCAACAACAACAAGCGCAACAACAACAAACGCAACAACAACAAGCGCAACAACAACAAGCACAACAACAACAAACGCAACAACAACAAGTGCAACAACAACAAGCGCAACAACAACAAACGCAACAACAACAAGCGCAACAACAACAAAGGCAACAACAACAAACACAACAACAACAAACGCAACAACAACAACAAACGCAACAACAAGAACAAACACAACAACAAGATATGGAATCATATTCATATGAGGATAACGTATATGAAGATAAATCAAATAAAGAAGACGGATCATATGAAGAAAAAAATAAAAATCAAAAATATTATGATACTCTTAAAAATGAATATACAAATGCAAAAAATTATTCTACAGAGGTAGAAAGTCAATTGCAAAATATAAAAAATGTAAATAATGAAACAGAAAATGCTTTACAAACAATTGATATGGAAATAGAAAAAACAAATGTAGATATATCATTTAGTAATAATGAAATAAATAATAAAGAGCAAAAATTGGAAGAAAATATAATAGAAGTGCAAAAAACTAAAAATGATTTAGAAAATGAAATAACTAAATTAAATGAATTTAAAAAAGAAGAAGGTATAATTAGTAATTCTTTAACAAATGCTGAAAAATTAGCACAAGAAGTTACAGATATTGCAATTAAAACTAGTAATTTAGGAAAATCAAATCAAGATGTGTCAATAAATGCTTTAGCAAATATTGATTTACAACATTTTGATTTTAACAGTTTTGATTTTAATCAATTTGGAAAAGAATTAGATAAAGAAGAAAATAAGATTGATATATCATCAATGAATAAATTTTTTCAAAAAACTGTTAATATAAATGAAATGCATAATGCAATTGAATATGCAATGCAGGGTAATTTAAAAGTAACAGAAGATCCAAAAATAGAAGAACAAGATATAGATAAACTAATAGATAAATTGGATTTAAATGGAAAAATTGAATTAACAAAAAATTTTAAAAATTTAAGAGCACAAGCTAAAAATTTAGCATATATTTCAAAAGAACGAGCAGAATTAGCATATGCAGAACAAGAAATTAAAAAATTACAAGAAAATGTTACAAATACATCAAATGCAGCATCATTAACACGAATATTAGCAGAAATAGAAAATGCTAAAAAAGAAAGAATAGAAAAAAAAATACAATATCAAAATGAGAAAATAGAACAATTAAAAAAAGAATTAAATTATAAAAAAAATATAGAATTAGAAACAAATGAAAAAATAGAATTAGAAAAAGAATTAAAAAAAGAGTTAGAAAAAAACCAGAAAAAAAATTTAGAAAAAAAAAAGAATTATAATTTTGATTTACTTGAAATAGATAAAGAATTAATTGAAAAAGAAGAAGAATCAAAAAAATCAAAAAATTTGGCAAAATTTATTTTAGATAAAATTGCATTACAAGAAAATAAATTAGTAATAGAAAATTTAAATAAAGCAAATGAATTAGAAAAAAAGGAAATATTAGATTTACTTAAATTAAATATATATTCACGAGAAGAAATAGAAGAGAAAATTAAAAATAAATATCATGTAAAAAAATTAGAATATGAATTAGAACATAGTTTAGAACATACCCAAAATGAAATAAGAACTTTACAAAATATAATAGATCAAAATATAAGTTCACAAGTAATTACAATGAGAAATATTTCTCAAATAAAAACGGAATTAAATAATTCATCGTCAAAAACTATATCATATAAATCTTTAATACTAACAGAAGAACAAAAATATAAAAAAGAAAAAGATCATTGGGAAATATTATTGAAGACAGTAAATGAAAATATAGAGGAATTATTAAATGATGAATTATCATTATTGAATAATTCAAAAAATATAGAAGGTAAATATAATACACTTATTCAATTGAATGTTAATTTACAAAAAGAATTAGATATAATAATGGAAATGAAAGATAATAATGAATTAATATCAAATAAGAAAAATGAAATTGACAAAATAAAAATACTAATTAAAAATAATAGAAGTGATCTTTTAAAAATAACAAATAGATATGAATATGTAAGAAAAGAAAGGGAGAAAACAATTAATGAAAAATATAAAATTCATGATATAAATAAAAATATGAAAGATAAATATGATAAAATAATTCGAAACATTAAAGCACAATATGAGAAAGCAGTTATAATTGAAAATCATAATAATAAAAAATTAATTAGAGAATCATATAAACTATCAGAATTATCAGACAAAAATATAAAATTAAATACAAATATACTAATTTTAAATAAAAAAATAGAGAGTATATTAATTAAAGATGTTAGTTATAGTGAAAAATATTTTAATAATTCATTAAAAGAGGTATCAAAATCAGTTGAATCAACATTAATTGCAAAAAAAGAAGAAATAGATTTAAAAACGATTGTAAAGTTGGCAAATGAAAATTTAGAAAATATTATGAAAATAAAAATTGAAAAAATAGATAAATTAAAACATCAAATTAAAAATGAATCAGATAAAACTAAATTAGTTAGTTATCAAAAAAGATTAGGTATATTACAAACTTCTACAACCACAATGGAAATGGTTGCAATTGGAAAAATAAAATCTGCAAATGTTAATTATACTATAGTAATAGAAAAAAGAATATTAACACAATTAGATGAAATAAAAACACAAATAGATAGAGTAGTATTAAAAATAATATTACTAACAAAAGAAATACAAAAAATAAATAAAAAGATATTAATAATACTAAACAATAAAAATTTAGAAACCATTATTTTTAAAAAAAAGAAACTTGATTATGATATTATTAAAAATGAATTATTACGTTTAACAAAAATTAAAAATCAAGGTATATATGATTTAGAAAAAAGAAAGTTAATATTACAAGAATATAATTCAATAATATTAAAAAATCCACAAAATAAATCATATAAAAATTTATACTCTGTAGAGGAAAATAACATCAAAATAATAAATAAAGATTTAAAAAAAGTTGAATATAATATAACAAATTTAAGAAGAAAAGAAATAGTATATACAGATGTAATTGATAAATTGGAAAAAAAATTAATAAATATAGATGAATTATCAAATTATAAAATAACACAAAATAAAAAAATATTAACAAATACTATTAATACACTAGGTGAAATATTAAAAGAATATAAAACATTAGCAGCAACATATTATAAAACCAGGGAAAATATTGATGATACAAGTATTAAATTTCCAAAAATAGCACTAAATCCATTATCAATACCAGAAAAAATAAAAAAGAATTTATATGTAATATTTGATAATAAAAAATTAGAATATAATAAAGTATTATATGAAAATGAATTTATAAAAGGAATTGATAAAATATTAAAAGAATATACAAATATTGTAAAAAATGAAAAAATTAAAGAAGAATCAGCTAAATTATTATTCAAATATAATAAATCAATACTAAAAAAATCTGAATTAAATCATAGAGAAAGGTTAATATTAAGAACTAATTTATTGAATGAATTAGAATCATCATTAAATATTGATAAAAAATTTATAGAAATAAATGATATAATAGTTAATGAAAATACAATTGATATAAGTGTTAAAATTACATTACATGATAAATATCAAAAAATACAAAGTATAATAGATTATATTTTAGAGCAATACTATGATGTAAATTCAAAATTAAGAATAGGTAGATATGGAAAAGAATTAGTACAAATTATAAATAATGTAAGAATTCAAGATGATAATTTATCTGAAAAAGTAGAAAATAATGATATGATTATAGATCAACCATTATCTATAACAAGAAATGAAGATATTAAAATAATAAAACAGTATCATTATTTATTAGATAATTATGATAATGATAATAAACAGAATTTATTAGCACATTATCCATTCAGATCAAATAAATCTAATTTTAAAAATACTTTAGTAAATTATAATGATAATGGTAGAAATTTATACAAGGCGATTGATAATAGTGAATTAAAAAATATATATGAAAATTATATTAGTTTAGATAATACATTACTAAAAGCTGAAAATATTAATTTAATGAATAATAAAGAATTTACAATATCATTTTTAGCAAAATTATTAGATAGCAATAGAAATCAACAAATATTATTATCAAATGGAATAATATCAGAATATTTACAAAGTGGTTATATTAATTGGAATAAATTAAATGATAAAAATAATTTGAAAAAAGCATCAAATAATAATAATATATTAAGTATAGGATTTATAAATAATTATTTATATATAAAATTACCATGTTTAAATCAAAAATATTTTTATAGTACACCTGAAAGTAAAAGTTTATATGTTAATAATAATGAATGGCATCATTGGATTATAACAATGAAAAATGATTTAGTTGAAATATATAAAGACGATTTAACAAATCCAGCTTTAGTATGGAAAACTGGAAATGGTTATAATGATATAAATAACACATGTGTAAACGAAAATAAAAATTATGAAAAAACAAATTTATATATTGGTGGTTTAAAAACAGATTTAGATGTTAACACAAATGAAATAAATAAAATAATAAGTTATAAAGGTGGTTTATCAGATTTAAGAATATATAAAAAATATTTTTCATCAGATGAATTAAAGAAAATATTAATAAAAAATGAATACAAAATAGAAAAAAATTCAAATATTATATTACCAAAAAAAATTATAAATGATAATCAACCAAAAATTATAAGAACTCAAATTAAAAATACAAAATCAGAAAATACTATTTTATCAGGAAATATGAATTTAGAATCAAAAATTATAGAAAAAGAAAATTATGAAAATTCATTACCAGTAAAAAGAATATTAAATAATGATAATACAAAAGACACAATAATTAAAAGTCAAAAAAATAGTTCTAAAATAGTTCAAAATAAAATGGTAAATATGAATTATAATAATAATGAAATTGTATTGTCCGGTAATAATATAAAAGATTTAAATAAAATTGAAGATAATATAAATAATAATATTAAAAATATGTAAAAAGCAAATAGATGTTATTTTTTTTATATAAAATTAATATTAACTAATAATTTTAAAATTAAAAAAGTTATAATTTTATTCTAATTCATGTTAGAATTTAAAATATAAATAAATTATAGAGTGTATTAATAAATATGGTTAAAAAACAAAATTCAATCATACAACATTATGAATTTGAATCATTTATGAGAAAAATATCTTTAAGTAATTTTACTGAAACTTTATTAGAAAATAAGGAGATATTAATAGATAATGATTTATCTAGAGATGGTTTATTTCAAGATATTAGAGATAAATATTTCAGAAGTATAATATCAACTGATGTAGCAAGAGAATCTTTTTTTGAGGATTTAAATAACAATATATTTTATCATAATGAAAACTATAGTGTTGATAAAAAAACAAAAATTGATAAGGTTTTTGATATAGATATGTCATTTTATGCTAGTGATACAGTAAAAGAATATATGTTTTATTTTGATTTTTTAGCAGAATATTATAGAAATTTAGCAGAAATAAAAAATAAAAAACATGTATTAAAAAATGAAATATTTAATCATGAATTTAATATAAAGGTTCGAATTATTCCAATTGGAAAAATAAAGAATTATACATCTGTTTCTATTAAAAAAGATTATACAACAGAAAATAAAAACTATATAAATGTTAAATTTAAATTAAATGAAGTAAATGAAAACTTAGATTTAACAAATATTGATCCTGGTGCAATTTTTAAAAGTATACAAATTGAAAAAGATTTAGAAGGAACATATGTTGATAGTATAAGATGGCTATTTAATAAAATAACAATAACAAATGAATTAAGTATAGCAAATAGACCAGATTATAATCATTTAGTTGGATTATCGTATAAATATAGATTTTACAGATTATTATTAGATTATTATGTATTGATTATTTATTATATATTTATTAGATACAAAAGAGAAATTATAGCAGAAGAAACAGATTATAATACCGGCGGAGCAATTAAATATGGTGAAATAAAAGAGGTTACAGATAATTTTAAAACTGTATTTGAAAATTATAGAATCAAATTAATTAAATTAATTAGAATAATGGAATCAGTAAAAAAAGATAATAAACTACAAGAATCAGAAAGAATTGCAGAATCAATAAAATATAAAAACGAATTAATTAATATAAATAAAGAAATAGATTTACGAAATACAACTTTAAAAAAATATAAAACAGAATTAAAAAACGGTAAAGATCATGTTAATAATTCAAAAACTGTATTTTATGTTAGTATAGTATGTTTAGTTATATCATTAATAATATATTTATCTGTTATTAATACAAATATAAATATATCACGTACAGTTTCACCTATATTATTAATATTTATAATAATTGTTATATCAATAATAACATATATTAAAAGATATAGATATTCAGAAACATTTGAAATCGAAACATCAGACGAAGAAGAACTTAAAACTATTGATGAAAGAATTAAAGATTTACAAGAGAATAAAAGTTTTTCAGAAGTTGATACACAAACTGTTATAGATGATTTGGTAAAAAGAAGAGATGCAATTACAGCAACTAGCCTAGTCGAATTTGATAATACATGGGAAGAAACAGGTGCAGAAACGCTTATTGATAAAACAGGAGGTCAATATAAAGTTGATGCTGTAAAAGATTGGACGGATCAAGCAGCAAAAAGAAGAGAAGATAGAAATCAATATATGTTAGATTTAACAACATTTGAAGATATTGATTATGCGAGAACACAACATGTTGAAAAATTAGAAAGTCAATTAAGAAGTTTAAATGATGATTACAGAGAAGTTGTAGAAGATGAAAGAAAATTAATTGATAGAAGAACAGTAGTTAAAAAAGAAATTACAACAGTTTCTGAAAGATTAGAACAGACAGAAGCTGCGATAACAAATAGATTCAAAACAATTGCAAGAATGGATGAATTATTAGATGAATATCAAGATTTAACAGATAAATTAGGTGGAATAGTTGCAAAGAAATCACAAATAAGAGAATTAAAAATAGCAAAAGCATCACAATTATCTTCAGAAAATAATTTATTAGCTAAAAAAATACGTGATAAATATCAAGAAATTGCTGATACTCAGTTGAAATTTGATGAAATGACCGATCGATTAAAGGGTGTTATATTTAGAATTGAAGAATTAGACGAATCTATTCGAATTATAGAAGCGGAAGATTTACAAGAACAGGCGAGAACAATATCAGAACACGCACAAGTTGTTACTGCAATTGCTGAATATAGAGAAGTAGAAGCTAAAGCGGTAGCAGCAGCAGCAAAAATAGCAAACTTAAAAACTATGATAGAAAATGAAGATTTAGAAATACAAAAATGGTCTAATGAAATAGTACGATTAGAGTCTAAAACAAAAGCGAAAGCGGAGAATGCAAAATTAATGGCACAGAAAGCAACATATGAAGCAAAAGAAGTTTTAAAAATAATTGAAGAAAAAATACGAAAAATTAATGAAGAAGTTAAAAATCGTCCTAAACCAATAATAGTAAAAATGGATTTAAATTTAAATTATTCATTAGTTGGAGAAGGTAATTCTCGAGAAGCTCTTGAAAAACGTGATACTTTTAAAAATAGTATACTTATGGAATTATCTAGTGCATTATTAGTACCATCAAATAGATTTGAAATACTTGATAATATTGAAAAAGGAAGTATTATAATATCAATTAAAATATATCCGAGTAGATCATATGATAGTAGACAATTAACACACGAACAACTTGCAGAAAAAATTATTGAAGAATCAAATAGTACAGAAAATACTCCAATTAAGTTAAGTAAACATTTGAGATATGTTCAAAAAGTAGGCATAGTTCCGATTGATGGAGTATTAACAAAAGAACACGAAGTAGAAAAACCATTAGATTATAATTATGAAACAATGGGATATGTTATGAAAGAAAATTCAAATGAGATTGATAATATATTAAGAGAAATATTAATGATAGAGGGTTTACATAATAAAAATAGAACTTATTATGATGAAGTAAACCCGCATTTTAAACTAGAAGTTAAAAAATTTAGAGATATAAATAATCAAACAGATATGAAAGAAGATATATTAAAATCAAATTATAATATATCTAAACTATATGTTAATTATAATGATAATATAACATGGTTAATAATAAACATAACATTACTAATTTGTATAATATTTGTATTACAATCTTATTTTGATAATAATGTAGGTTTTATTAATTTAATTGGAATTATAGCATTTGCTATTATGATAGCTATATATTTTATAAATATTATGAAACCTGTTAGAACAAAAATGAAAAATCAGTATTGGGGAACTCCAACGTCACAATTGAAAAGAGTTAATTAATATTTTTTTTTTGATTTTATATATAAATAAATTATAGAGTAATAATAAATGTCATATACTACCTCAAACGATTTTTTATTAATAAATAAAATATCTCCAGAAACAATGTATGAAAATTTATTGAAATATGATAAAATTTTATTAGATGTTCATGGTGATGATACAGAACATTTAACATATATTAATGGATATTATAATAATTTATTAAATAAAAATATTATAAATATAACAATAAATAATTTATTTATTAATAAAATAATATATTATAATAATTCTGATAAATATCCGGATACATATGTTATTGAAAATAATAAAACTAAATTATATAATATAGTTGATATAGATAATTCATTTTACGCATCTGAAACTATTAAAAAATATATGTTTTTATATGATTTTTTAGGAGAATATTATAGAAATCTATCAATTATAAAAAAAGATAAATATGCGATTGATAATAAATCATTATATGAACATACCTTTACTATGAAAATTAGATATAAATATAAAACAAACTTTTCAGGAGGATCTACAATTGTTAATATTAATAATGATGATAAAGAATTATATTATTATCTAGTTACATTTAAATTAGAAGATCAATTATCAAAAGATTCTAATGAAGAAATTCTAATACAACCGACGGGTTTTATTACTGAATTAAATATTGATAAAAAAACATCTATAGATGATCATAACACTACAAGAGATTTAAGTGACGAAGAACAACAAAAATTTTTACAAAGTTTTAGAGATTTATTTAATAAAATTCTTACAAAAGAATATTTAAAAGTTAATTCGGAATTAAGTTATTATCATTTACTTGGTCTTTCATATAAATTTAAATTTCATAAATTATTATTATCATATTATGTATCAAAAACAATATATTTTTATTTTAAATCAAATTATAAAACAAAAATAAAAGAAATAGAAACTATAATAAGTCAACATTATCCAATTGCTTTTGAAAACTTTAATAAAATTATTAATAATTCAAAAGCAACTTCATTGATAACTATAATGAAGAATAGTGATAAAAAAGAGTTTGTAGCAAATAAAAATAAAGAAAAAGAATTAAATCAAATAAATTATGAATTATCTAAATTAAATATTGAAAAAAATAAAATATTAAATAAAATAGAAAAAAATGGTATGAATTATACTGAAAAACAATTAAAAAATTTACAAAATAGATTTGATAATATTAATAAAGAAATTAATCAATTATCATTAAAATATCAAAATATATCAGAAACAGATTATATTACAAAAGATTCAGGTGAAATACAAGAAGCAGTTGAATATAAGTCAAAGTTACATAAATATAATCAGAATATTGCTAAAAATGCTAGTAATATAAAAGAAATAAATGAAAATACTAAAAATGAAACGAAATATATAAATAATTTAGATATTACAAATTATTTTATAGTATTTTTATTAATTATTATAATATTTGTATTTGTACTTGATTATTCTACAACTATTGTAAATATTTCAATACCTATCTCTATATTAGCAATAACTATTGTTACGTATTTAGTTATTAATTATACTATGAAAAATAGATTTCATGGAAATATGAATACTTATGATTTTACAAGTAATCAATCAGTAATACAAAGTTTATATAATACAATAGGAGGTAAATATATGGAAAATTTTGAAGATAAAGAATTAGAATTAAGTGAAGAAGAATTAGATCCAATAGTTAAAGATGTTGTTGAAAATGTATTAGAGGTTGGAAGTAATGATGCACTTAATAAAATGGATAATGTTATATTACAAACTAGAATAGATGCCGATGTAGAACAAAAACTTTATATAACTATACCAAATACATCATATAAAGTAGATATTATTAATGAAAGAATTAATGGCACTGATACTGATACACTAGGTGTAGAATATAGTAATTTTTGGGAAGGTTGGCCTAGTAAAAATTCATCTGATAATAATAGAGATGTACAAATACTAAGAACGTTAGAAAATACTACTGATGTAAAAGTTATTTCATTTGTTAATGATCAAAATCAAGAAACAACACATACTAAATATACTTTTAATGTACCCGAGGGTATTGACTATTTTCCATGTCAAGTATTAGTAGTTGGTGGAGGAAGTTTTGGCGGTCATATTGCAACACGTAAAGAATTTGATGATCTTGAAGATGGTGCATTGCCACCTGTAACAAATATGGGAGAAGGTGGTGCGGGTGGAGCAGTAATATTACAAAATTTAAATTTAACACCTGGTAAATATGAATTTGGAGTTGGAAGAGGAGGTTATTGGATAGATGATAATTTAGAAAGAAGTATAGCTGAATCTCAAGCAGGTAGTTCATATATAAAAAATATAGAGAGTGGTGAAATATATGTTCTCGCAAAAGGTGCATTATTTGAAAAATATACAAGTTCATCTGCTAGACCAGAAAGTCAATTTAATCAACAAGTTTCTGGTGGAAAAATAGATGGAAATAAAGCAGATGATTTATCTGATGCTTTGAGAAATGGTATTGGAACTATAGGTGTTAAAAATAATTATGGTAATGGTGGTCGTGGTGGTTTAATTAAACCTGCAGAGGGTCAACTTAGTTTTACATATTTAGAAACTCTTGGTGATAAGGTTGATACTTATTACTTAAATTCGCATAGATTTGAAGGCAATGATGAAGGTGGAACAAATGGTTTCGATGGTTATAATGCATTTGAATATTTTGGTACATATTATAATAATGGTATATTTGCTGCAGGTGGTGGCGCTGCATCATTTTGTAAAGAAGGAGAAAGTAGTACTTTCCATGAAGTTAATGGAAAATGGTATACATGTAGTGCTTCTGCTGATAGAGCAGGTATAGGTGGAAATGGCGGTGGTGGTAATGGTAATCCACTTGATATTGGCAAAGATGCCGTGCATGGTTCTGGAAGTGGGGGAGGAGGTGGAAAAATAGCGGGGGGTAATGGTGGTGCAGGTGTTATATTATTAAAATTTGATATTGAATTGATGCGTGAAAAAATAACAGAACGTATTAAATCTGCTAAATTAAAATTAAAACAAGCAATATATGACATAGGTGTAGAAGAATCAAATAAAGAATTACGTAAAAAAAAATTAGCAATAGCTGAATTTTTAAGAGAAATAAATAATGATAAAGCAGAAATTGCAGAAAAATATAAAAAAATAGGAGTTTTAATTGAAACGGGTAAGGAACAACAAGAAGCTATAGATGATTATGAAGATTTATTAAAAGAATCTGATGCACAACAAAGATTATTAAAAAGAAAAATACAAAAATATAATGCACAAATTGGGGATTATAATCAAAAAATAGCACAGTTAACAACAGATGGTGATACAAAAAAAGCAGAACTAAAAGAATTAACAACTGAATTTGAAATTAAAAAAGCTAAATTTGTTAAACAAGAAAAATCAGTACAAGAAAAACAAAAAGAAGAAGGAAAAAAAGAAATTAGTTTAGCAGAACATAAGGCCGAATATCTTAAAAGTATAGCAAATAGATTAAAAGCAGAAGCATGTAAAAAGGCATTTAGAGTAGCTCAAATGCAAAAATCTAAAGATATTCTTGCAACTCGAAAAATGGAAATGAAACTGAAACGAGAAATGATGGAAGCAGCGGAAAAGAAAAGAATTAAAGCAATTAAAGAAACAATTGAGGCTGAAAAACAAAGAGATACAGCATTAAATGAACAATATGAAGCAGAAAAGAAATATAAAGAGATTAAAAAAGATTTGATAAAAGCAGAAAAAAATGCTGAAATATTACCACCTGATAAAGCATTTACTATTAGTTTCAGATTAGAAATAGATTTTAGAATAGCTGGTATTCATGGTTTTGATGATAGTTTTTTTGACGGTTTAGATGATGATAATATTGAAGAAATGAGAAGAAGTTTAGAAAAAGAAAAAATTAAAAGAGAAAATTTTGTAACAAATATTGTAAAAGAATTAACATTTGCAACATCTCATATGCAAGGAACAAATGATGTACTTGGAACATTACCGAATAGATATAGTATATTAAGAATTCATTCTGGAAATTTAGAAAAAAGAGAGGATGTAGAAACACCAGAGGAAGCAGAAAAAAGAAGAAAAATGAAAATAATTAATAATTTTGAAAAATCAGCATTTGATAATGAATTTAATAAAAGATTACAAGAAAACGTACGTTTTGAAACATTTACACCTTTTAATGTAACAGAACATTTTGTTATTGAAAATACAACTGAAGAAGAACTTTTATTTAGAACTAGAACTCAAGGATATGTTCCACCGGATAATGTAATGGTTATTGAATTACAAGTTTTGCCACATCCAAAATCACATCAACCATATGCTGAAGAAATAATTGATGAATTAATTTTACAATCAAATAGATTAGATTCTAAATTGCGTAGTTCCGGTAGATATTTTAGATTTTTGAATGCATATAAAGTTCAATCAGAAGATTGGGTTTTAGTTAATAGAGGTAGAGGAATAGTTGGGAATGTTGATATATTAAAAGAAAATAAAAATACAATAGATAATATTAATGCTAATTTCGGAATAATTAAAAATTTACAGGCAGATTTACCATCATATTATGACAATGTAAATCCATTATTAAAGAAAGAGGTAAGGGTTTACAATAATAAAAATTATAAAACAAATATGTACAATAAATTATCGTATAGTTCACAAAATGTTAAATTTATAGATATAAGAAAAAAAGAATTAACAATAGATTTTTTAATATCTCTATGTGTATTAATTACAGTAACATCAATACTGCTTAAATTTATAAATAATCCAATAATATTTATAATATTTTTAGGATTATTTCTATGTTTAATTGTTTATTATGTATTTAACATAGCAAGAATAGTTAATACTAAATATAAAAAAAATTATTGGTTAAAACCTCAGCGAGCTAAATTAGTAAATGCTTCTACTGAATGAAAATTATTCATTATAACTTGATAAATAAGTTTTATATAATTCTTTTTCTGATATATATTTTTCATTACTTATAAATTTATTATCAATTAACCATTTTTTTGAAATTAAATTATATTCTGAATTTTCATTTAATAATACAAAAAGTAATAAATATGCCAAAACTAATATAAAAAAACCTTTAGTCAAACTTTTAGTACTAAATACTAATAATGAATAAAATATTAGAGCTTGTGTTAATTTATTATCTAATAATTTTTCTTGTACCGGTGTTACTTTAAATTTTAAAAATCTACCACCAATATGCATAAATATAATCTGAAAATAAGATATAGGATCTATAGCACTCATTTTTTATATTATTATCTCTATATTCATAAAGATATTTTTATAAATTTAATATTAATAAATTATAGAGATATAAGATATAACTATCTAATATGAGCGCAAAATTAAATAGAGAAATATCAAAAATGCTTAGTGACGCAAGTGTTATTAAATTAGAAAATTTTATATTTACTTACGACACAGTATTAAAATTTAATTCACCTAATTCAATTTTAAAAAAAACTAGTGAAATAAAATATGAATATTATAATTTATTAAATAAAAATATTATAGACACTAATATTCAAGAAAATGATCTATTTACTAAAAAAATAAAATTATATGGAAAAGATTATAAATATTATCCAACACAAAAATCAAATTTAATTATTGAAGATATAGATTTATCATATTTTGTAAATGATAGTATTAAAATTTTACTATTCTATTTAAATGTTTTAGAAGAATTTTATAAAAATATAACAGAATATCTAAATAATAATTATAAGGTTGATAATAATATTTATAATCATGATTTTGTAATTTTATGTAATTATATTTTAGACGATTCGACAAACAAATTAGTTTCATTAGAAGAAAGTTATAATATTACATTTAAATTAAATAAAACATTTTTTGAAGAAAGTGTCGGAGAACCTTTTATATATAATACTGATAAATCAAAAAATATATCGACATTAAATTATTTATTTAGTAAAATTGAATCTAGTGATTTAAAAAATAATTTTAATGTTGTAAATACTGAAAATACATGGGCAAAAACTAAAACAGGTTATGTTAAATTTCAAGATTTAAAAATTAATTTAAATCATATGATATTAGTATTATTATATTCATATATATCTGATAATAATAACTGGGAAAATAAAAAAACTAATTTAATTAAAATAATAGATATTTATAATACTGTATTAGATAATAAAAATTTAGTTTTAAAAAGTGAAATTAAAATAATTGACGATTCAATACGTAAATCAGGTAATAAAGTAACAGAAGAATCAGATAAAATAAAAGAGGCAATTACTACAACTAAAAAATTAAAAAATATTAATGATGCAATTGAAGATAAATCAAATAAATTAAAACATATTAATAAAAATATAAATAATCAGCAAAACAAATTGAATAAAATAAATACTGTATTTATTGTTGCAATAATATTATTTATATTATTAACTCTTTTATTAATATTTATTAAATATGCTAAAAAAAATATTATTTATTTAGCATCTGTTGTTGGCGTTGTCTTATATATTATTATATATTTTTATATTTCATCTATTAAAAATGCAAGTAAAAATGTTGCAGAACATTTTTCTAATGATAATAATAAAAATATATTAATAGAATCGGATAGAAAAATAAGTGAAATTAAATCTAGAGCAACAGATATATTAACAAGAAATACTGAAAACACAAACTCGTATTATGATATTATAAATCCATTATTAAATAATGAATTAAAAAATTTCCAACATAAATCTTATAATAATAAATTATATGATAAAATAGCACAATTTAATTTAAATGTTAGTAAACGAGATATTAAATATAATATTGAAACTATTATATTTTTAATGAATCTTTCTATGTTATTATTATTATTAATAATATTTATGTATTATAAACCAGATTATCTAATTGTATATGGAACAATTGCTTTAATTATATTTATTATATTAGCAATTGTATATTTCGCTAGAATATTAAGAGTTGTTCGAACAAAATCAAATAATTATTATTGGAATAAACCCGTTAAAGAAAAAGAATTATAAATATATCAATTTATTTCTAAAAAAACTAGGAGTTTTTGAAACATATTTTTTAAATTATCATTTACTGTAAAATTTTCTATTATATTTTTATTATTTTCATAATCAATATTTTTATTTTTTATTTTTTTTAATCCTTTATTAATAAAAATAAAATAATCAAATATTAATGATACTATACATATTGAAAATAATATACCTATTAATAAATCCCATTCATATAAATAATAATTAATTAAAACTAATGGAATTATTACATATTTATTTTCAATTATTTCTAATATACTATCCGGATTTGGCACCGATGGTCTTAGAGCAAATAATATAATATATCCACATAATACACCAGCTATTATTCCTTTTAAAACCTTATATATAATATTATTATCTGTGGTATTATTTTCCATATTCTCTATTTTATTATATTATTTTTTTATATTTCTTTTCATTATGTATATTAGGGAATATTATTTTATTACATAATTTTAAGAGATGAATTATGCAAGTATTAATGATGCATATGGCGTTGAGTCATTTAATTTAAATAATAAAAAAAAGAAAAAAAGAGAAATTAATGATATACAATATGATAATGAAAATATTAAACCTAATTATAATAATATTGAAGAATACAAAAAAGAATTTACAGAACATTGTGAACCGTTACAACCACCCCATTATAAATTACCAATTTCCGATAAAGTAATGCAAAATTATAATAATGCATATCAAGTTTTTTTAAAGGATAGAAAAATTAATCAATTAAATCAAAAAAATGATATTAATACTACTTTGAATGTTCCTGCTTCTAATAAAAATAATAAACATAGTATTAATATTTATGATAATTATAATAAAATTAAATTAGAAGATATTAAAGAAATTGAACCATATTATGATGAAGATTTAGATAATTATTTAAATATAAATGAATTTAATAATATTGATTATGATACAAATATTAATAATGATGAAAAAAACGAGTTAATGAAAAAAAATTATAATTTAAAAACTCAAGAACCATTAAAATTTAATTCGGATGATTATGTTTTAATTCCTAAAAAAAAATTAAAATCTCTTTCAAAATTTAAAAAAAATAATAATAGATATGTCCAAAATTTAAATACAAATAATATTAATGATATAAATATTGATACCGATACGGATAGTGATACTGATACCGATACTGATATTGATGAAAATATTGATATTCTTGATAAAAATATTTATCAAAAACCAGTAATAGAAAATTTTAAAACATATAAAAAAAAACATAAGGAAGGGTTCAAAAATAATAATTCATCTATTTTACAAGGCTATAATGAAAATATTGTTAAAAAAAAAAATCCAATTAATGATTTTTATAAAAATATTATTAATATAGGTTTATTTATTTTAATTGGTGTTTTTATTATATTTTTACTAGATTTATTAACTGAATTAGCATTACATAAGGGGATGAAACAAACTGTTGAAGTTTTAATTCCTTTATTAGAAGAATTAAAAAGTTTAAAAGATAAAAAATAAATATGAAAGTTAAAAAAAAATGATTTTTTTTTTTATTTTTTTTATAAAAAAGGATGACTAATATTTCAGATTTATCAATCGATTCATTTCCTTTTATTAATCCTAATATATCACTAGAAGAAAATCTCAATTTACTTGCAAACTGTAATTGTTGTGAAAGACATCAAATTTTAAAACCAAAAATATTTCAAAAATGGATTGAAACAAATCAAAATAAAGGTTTAAATCCTCTAACAAGTAATACAAATCCAGTAACTGGTAATATATATTGTCATTGTCAATGTCGCCATACTGCTAGATTTATTTGTAGAACTGCTTTTTAAGAATATTTATATTAAATGTAATGTATTGTCTTTTAAAAAATATTATAATATAAAAAAGTACATTTCCTTAAAAATTAAAATAATTTAAAAATATCAAATAAAATTTTATAAAAATATAAAAATGTACTTTTTTTTTATATAAAAAAATGATTAATATTTTTAATTAATCATTACTTTATAATCATATAATGAGTGATAATACATTTGATTTATGGGATATATATGATTCTTTAAAGAAAGAATTTTCTAATTCAGAAGATGAAAATAAAAGTATATGTCAGTGTGGTTCAAATAATATTGTAGAGATTGATTCAATGAATATTTGTTCTAATTGTAATGCAATTATAGATAAAACATTAGATAATACAGCAGAATGGAGATATTATGGTTCAGACGATAATAGAGATGGCGATCCATCAAGATGCGGAATGCCCATTAACAATTTATTACCAAAATCATCAATGGGTTCTGTAATTGGTGGTACTAAATCAAATAGTATAGATATGAAAAGAATTAGAATGTATCAAATGTGGAATGCAATGCCATATGATGAAAGAACATTATGTAATATATTTGATAAATTAGAAAAAGCAACAGCAAACAATGGTATTCCACAAAAAGTTATAGATGATGCAAAAATATTTTATAAAAAAACATCAGAAAAAAAAATATCAAGAGGTGAAAATAAAGAAGGTTTAATAGCATCATGTATTTATCATTCTTGTTTAATTAATAATATTCCCAGAAGTTCAAAAGAAATTTCAAAAATGTTTGGTATATCTCATGTAATATTAAATAAGGGTAATGCTAGATTTCAACAATTATTACAAATTAATGTAATATCATCTAATCCACAAGATTTTATTTCAAGATTTGGTAGTCGTTTAGGTATGAAATTAATAGATATAGAAAATTGTAAAAAATTAATTGATTTTTTAGAAGAAAAAGAAATTATGACAGATAATTCACCAACATCATCTGCAGCTGGAATATTATATTATTATTCTCAAGAAAATAAATTAAATTTAACTAAAAAACAATTTTCAGAAGTTTGTAGTGTATCAGAAGTAACTATTGTAAAATGCTATAAAAATTTACTAAAATATAAGGATTATATTGATAAACATAAAAATGAAATATATAAAATGCGTGAATTAATTAATTATAATAATATAATATAAAAATATAAAATGGAAATAGTAGATATAAAAAGTTTAAAAAAATATATTAAAAATAAAAATATATATATGTTTTTTGGATTTGATAAAAATGATTTATATAGTAATATAACAGAATTAAATAATACTATTAAAAATATATTAAAAGATTTGGAAAAAAATAGTATTATATATTATTTTGGGGAAATACCAACTAAAGAAAAACCAGATATTGATTATATTATATCTGAAATTAAAAATAAAAGAGATGATATTGAATTAATTATGTTAACATTAGATGATATAGATGATAATAATATACCTGAAAATATTATATCAAAAATATTAAAAATAGAAATAAAAACTTCAAAAAAAAGAGGAGTCAATAATAATAGTAGAAAACCATTGGGAATTACAAAATTATGGTGTGATTTAAATAAAATACAAAAAATACAAAAAATATTTGTATTAGGTGGCAATGATATAACATTAGAAGAAGTTTATTTAGCAAAAGAACTAGAACTAGATATAGAATACTATCCAATGAAAAGAAAATTTTTAGGAGATTCTAAAACAACAATAAAAAAAAATACTACATCTGAAGAAAAAATAGGTGTAACACATATTTTAGAAAAATAATTTTTTTTATACATAAAGAATTAATATATTATATTTATTTAATACGATGATATATAAAATATTATTAATATATATAAATATTTTATGTGCTAATGCTTTTATATTAAATATGCAAATTAATAATGGAATTCAAAAACCATTATATAGATATTGGAATTGTATAGGTTTTGAAAATGATATTGATGATCATATTAATAATAATAAACCTTTTAAATTTAATGTTGGTAATATTCCACTAATTGCATGGCAAAATGATGATAAAAAGTTAATATCAACAATAAATGCATGTAAACATATGGGATCGAAATTAGATTCAGGTAATATATGTAATGGTAATTTGTATTGTCCTTATCATGGAATAAAACACACTATTGATGATTCATGTGGAATATTAAAAAAACATGATGGTAAAATATGGTGGAGTTATAATCCTATTGAAAATAATATACCAACTATACCATATTATAATGATTCGACATATGTATCAACATATTTAAGTATTGATATGAAAGAATCATTACCATTTTGTATATATAATTCATTAGATTTAAATCACCCTGAATTTGTACATAATGGATTGGGATTTGGTTCAAATATTGCACCAGAAAATTATAAAACTTATTTAAATAATTCTAAAAAATTAGGTATTTCATTTGATTATATAACAAAAAAATCAATAAAAGCAATAAATTATGATATGAAAATAAAAGATAGAACTACTAATTACAATGAAGTAATATATCCATCTACAAGTTGGTCAAGAGTTTCTTCCGCAAATGATATTTATAAAAATATAATAATTGGTGTATCAATGTTACCATTAGAAGAAGATTTAACAAGGTGGTATATAACACTTAGACATAATTATATGTCTGATATTCTTGGAAAAGAAATTATGAAGCATGCTACAAAATACATTTTAAATCAAGATAAATCTCAATTTGAAAAACAAATAAAAAATAATAAATTAAAAGAATTTATTTCATGGAGAAAGGGTTTAAAATATGAAAATCATATGTTATCATTAAGAAATTATTATGAAGATTATAAATTTCCTTCTATTAATGATTTTATAATTCAATTATCTAAAGATAATTGGTAACGTGTTTTGTTAATCATATTAATTATATTTTAAATAATTAAATGTATCATATTGAATTATATAATTCAATATATAAAGGCGAAATAAAAGAAAGTCTTTATTTAGTTACACAATTAATATTACAAGATAGTAATAAAAATTTAGAATTAATAGAAAATACTATCATTTCTATATGTTCTTATATAGGTACATTTATATCAATATATGATATTAGATTATGGATGGATGTAATAGAAGAAACTTATGAATTTATAAATGAAGATAAAATCATTATTAAAAATATATATATATTAATTACAAAATTATGTATCGTATGTGATATATATATTAAAAAACCTATTTCAAAATCTGGTTTATTGAGTTTAGTAAAATTAAGAGAAAAAATTATTAGTTTTTTTCCTTCTAATTCTAATACTATAGAATTAAATTATCAAATTTTAAATAAATTTGATAATATTTTACCACCGTGTGATAGTGAAACATATGAATTATCAAAATTAATAATATATGGTATTTTAAATATTTTAAATAATATTCAAGAATTAGATATTGATAATGATAACATTGATATAAATTATAAAGCAAATACATTAAGAGATGTATTTGATTATTTTTCTAGAAAAAATAAAAAATTTGAAAATAAATTCAATAGTAGAGATAATGATAGTATATGGTTTTTATGGGGTATATTAAACACATTATGTGAAGAAAATATTTCTGAAATTGCTTATAAATTATTTACTTATAATTATGCAAAAAAACATAAAACTGACCGATATGGATTATTATGGGGTACAACTATTGCAATAATATTTTTATATAAAAAAAACATTGCTAGAGTGTGGAATAACGATGAAGCTATATTAATAAAAAAAATTAATGAAATTGGAATGAATTTATATAAACAAATTAAAAAAGATTTAATTCAATCAAATATTAATATTAGAGATGATGATGAATCAAATAATAATAATGTAAAAAGTTGTAGTGGATTAGATGGTTTACATTATTTAGTTAATTATTTACCTGAATTAAAAAATAATCCAACTATTGAATGTAATAATTACACAAATGAAAATTTTAATAATGATGAAGTTAAAAAAATTAGTACTAAATCTAAATAAAATAAATGTTTATAGTAAGAGACATTTATATATGCCTTCTTCTAAAAAGAAAAATACCACATTTGTTGATGATTTTATGATATTTTTTGATGCAAAACTAGAAACAACACCAATAAAAGAAATTGTTATTAAACATATTAATATAAACGAATATGAAAAGCAAGAAAAAAGAAGAAAAGAATTTTTGGATAATCCTCCAAAAAAACAATGGAAAAGAAATAAAAATATATCTAATATAGACATATTATGTTATTTTCAAAAATATCAAAACAAAAATAATATAAAACATAAAAAAAAATGTACTAATTCTAATTGTTCAAAAAATACTAATAATAAAGTTTATACAAATAATAAACGTTCAGTTATGTATAAAAATTAATTATACATCTTCTTCTTTTTTTATAAAATCCTTAATATATACGTTCATTTTATAATAATTATTCATATTATTATATTTTAATTTTTCTTTATTTATATATTCATCTACCGACATTGTATTTTTTATCTCTGAATTAAGTAATCCATATTGAATAGTAGGTTTATCTTCTTCCATATTATTTAAAAATTTTTCTGTTAAATCATTTTTTCTATTTTTATATATATTATAACTAAAATAATTACATATTTCAAGTATATATAAATATATTTTTTTCATTTATCATTTATTATTTTTATTTATTATTATATTTTATAATTATTTTTATATCTAAATATTTTACGATATATATTCATTTATATCTTCATTTGAAATAATATCATATGTATCTGTATCTGTATTCATATCATTATCATTATCATTATCATTATCATTATCATTATCATTATCATTATCATTATCATTATCATTATCATTATCATTATCATTGTCATTATTATTATTGATATTATCTAGATTTTGATGGTGATTATCATTATAATTATTATAATTTTTAAATAATATATTAATATTATCATATATATTTATATTATCATCATTATTATCATTATTTATTTTGTTTATTTTTGTTTTAATATCATCATTTTTCTTATAATTATATTTATCTAATGTTATTTCATTTTCTTTTTCATATAAAGGCTTTGTTTTAATATCATAACAAATACTTAGTATATTACTATTTAAAAAATCAAACAGTGATCGAAACATATTATATATTATTGTTATATATAATAACATACTTTTTATATATAATAAAATACGCTTTTTATATAATATATATATTTCTTTAACTTAAGTAGAAAATAATGAAATATAAATATATATTCAAAAAAAAGGTTTGCAATAAAGTTAGAAAAATTTATATTAAAATAAATTCAAAATCAAAAAAACAATATTTAAAATATAAAGGTAAAATGATTAACATTATAAAGTATAAAAAAATTATAAATAAAAAAAATAATAAAAAATCAAAAAATTATTCTAAAAATATAAAAAGAAAAAAACATAAAAAAAAAGGCGGTGTTTATCATCCAAAATATTATGAATTAATGAGTAAATTAAAATCATTTATTCAAATACTTGAAATTACAGATAAACATGATATAGATGGTATATTTAATGCATTTCTTAATATTTATACAAAAATTAAAAATAGACATGAAAATCATGAAGAATCTACAAAAGAACTTTTTGATTTTTTAACAATACTTTTAATATATTTAAATGAAAATTATAAAAATTTATCAAATTATGAATATAGAAATATTTTAGAAAAAATAAAACAATTGTTACTAACACTTGATGAAAATGCAATTACTGGAATATTTAATTATAGTCCTCGGGCAACAACAAATCCTTATACAATAACAGATATAACAAATTTTCAAACAATTGAAGGAATTATTCATAATTTTAGAGATAATCATAAAAAAGTTATATGGAATATTTTTATTCCTAAAGGTAAGTCAATTAATTATGTAAATGTAATTATTTGTAATACGGATGTTGCTAAATTGATTAGTATTATGTTAAGTAGAAATGGTTTATCTAATTATATAGAAAAATATAAAAGTAAAAGTGAAAGATTTAAACCTTACTAAATTATTTATATATAAAAATAAAATATATTTTATATAATAAGATGCAGATTTTTGTTAAAACATTAACAGGAAAAACAATTACATTAGAAGTCGAAAGTAGTGATACCGTTGATAAGATTAAAAGTAAAATTCAAGATAAAGAAGGTATTCCTCCAGACCAACAAAGATTAATTTTTGCAGGTAAACAATTAGAAGATGGTAGAACATTAGCAGATTATAATATTCAGAAAGAATCTACACTCCATTTAGTTCTAAGATTACGCGGAGGATATAAGTAAAACATATTTATTATTTTTATACTTAAAATATTAATAATATATTAATATAAAACTATGCATGTTATTCTTAAATGTTATAATGGTAAATTAATTATATATGAACTGAATGAAAATGAAAATATAGAAAAAATTAAACAAAAAATTTATGAAAATGAAAATATTCATCCCGATAATCAAAAAATATCAATATCAGATAAAAAATTAAATAAATATTTATACTTATCCAAATTATAATTTTAAAATCAGTTAAGAATTTAATAATTTAATAATATTATTAAATGCAAAATAATACATTAATTAAATATAATAATACTAATAATAAATTTGATATTTTAGTATATTATAAAAATTCAAAATTACCTATTTTATATGGATTAATAAGTGGCAGTGTATCATCATATATATTATCATATACACCAATTATATATACAAAAGTTGTTAAATTTTTATTAAATGATAGTAAAAATGAAGATAATTTAGAAAAATTAATTTATTCTTTCATATTATATAAATTTTCTGGAACTATTTTTGCTGGTTTAAGAGGATATATATTTACAAAATATATACATTTAATAGCAACTAAGTTAAAAAAGGATATCATACTTGAATTGTTTAGTAAAAATTTAAATTTTTTTTATAAAACAGATGAAACACAAATTATTGATATTTTAACATCGGATGCTAAAAAAGTAGCTGATCTTTATACTATATTTTTAAATATGTCCGTGCGGAATACAGTTCAATTATGTGTAGTTTCTTATATTTTAATTAAAAAATCATTTACTATGTATATAATATTACTTATAATTTCATCAATTCAATTTATTATAGAAGAATTCTATGAAATATATTTTTATAAAAAAAGTGTAGATAATGTTAATAATATTGAAATTGAAGAAAAAAAAATTACAGCAGATTATGTAAATAAAATAATAACATATAAATCTATGGGATTAGAAAATAATTTCAAAAATATTATGGATAATTTATATAATAAACTAATTTTTTATAAAAATAAAGAAGCTTTTTATTATGGTATTAATTTTTTAGTAACAAATACTTTAAATAATTCTTTACAAATTATTTTAATATATATAGGTGTATATTTAAACATAAATTATAATTTAATTTATGAATTTATACTATATATTAATGAAATTAATAGTATAATTAGAGAATTTACTATTGTTAAAAGAGATTTTGTAAAAAATAAATTGCCTTTAAAAAAAATAAAAGAATTATTTAATACTAAATCTAACAATGTATATTGGGGTAATTATAAATATAATGATATTAATGAATGCATTCCATCAATAAAAATTAAAAATTTGTCATTCTCTTATCCAAATAATAAAAAAATTTTTCAAAATTTAAATTTAAATATTAATCCATTTACTCTTATTGGTATTAGTGGATATTCTGGTATTGGCAAAAGTACATTTTTTAAATTATTACTAAGACTTTATAATAAATACAGTGGTTCTATTCTAATTGATAATATATCTATAGAAACTTTTGATAGAAATCATTATTATAATAATATAATAGCATATGTCGGTCAAGAACCAGAATTATTAGAAGGAACAATTAATGAAAATATATTAAGTTTTAATTTAAACAATTATGATATTAAATTATACAATATTATTTTAGAATTAATACCTGATATAAATAATTTATATGAAACATATGAAAAATTATCTGGAGGACAAAAACAAAGAATTGCAATATGCAGGGCAATTATGAAAAAACCAAAAATATTGTTATTAGATGAACCTTCTTCTGCATTGGATATTATTAATGAAAAAAAATTATTATTACTATTGAAAAATATTAGTTATAATTATAATATGACTATAATGATTATATCACATAGTAATGAAACATTAAAAATATGTGATAAAATTATTGATTTAAATAATATTAATAAAAATAATTAAAAAAATATATTTAAATCTTCACGCATATTTGATATAGCATTTTTATTTAATTTATCAGCTAATTCTTTTGTACTAAAATTTTCGATATTATCATAAATTTCTAATTTCATTTGTGATAAGGCAATATCATTTAATTTTTCTGCCTCTTTTTCATTTTTTGAATATTTAATAGTTTCAATTATATATTTAATTCCATTATAAATAGCATATAATATTAATATTATTAATATTATGATTATTATTATTACAAATAATATTAATTCATCCATTTTTTTTCTATCTTAAAAAATAACAATATTTTAATTAGAATACTTCTAATATTTTCATCATATCAGCTGTATCTAAATTTGATGGATCACCAATATTTACATCTTTAGGCAATGATATATTTTTTAATTCATTTTTATCAATACCTGACATATCAAATATATTAGTATTTTCTTCAAAATCTAAATCACTATCATTATCGCTTTCTTCTATATATGTGCTTGGTGCAGATTTATCCCCAAATGACCCTTTTCCTGCATTTTCCATAGCATCAACAGCACTCGTGTTAACCGGACCAAAACCACTTGATGGGGTCGCTATGCTCCTTTTTCGACACCCACCAAGTCCAAATTTACCACATTCTCTTCCAAAACGACAGTGTTCCATAGTTGTAATTCTAGATCTTATAGGTGCATATTTTCCACCCCAACTACAATCATACTCATCATTGGGACATTTCCATTGATCATCTTCGCATATCCATCTTTTATCACCACGACATTTTTCAAGCAGTTTGGAATTTTTTTCATAAAATTCTTGTAAAGTTTCATCTCCACATCTTTTATCATATGTTTCTGCAGTTATCATATGTGGTGGCAACGCTGATTTTACTTCTTTTTTCGGCGGTCTCGGTCCGGGAACAATATCATCATCTACTTCTTCATCATCTACTTCTTCATCATCTACTTCTTCATCATCTACTTCTTCATCATCTACTTTTTTATCATCTACTTCTTCATCATCTACGTTTTCATCATATACTTCTTCATCATCTACTTTTTCATCATATACTTCTTCATCATCTACTTCTTCATCATCTACTTCTTTATCATCTACTTCTTCATCATATACTTCTTCATCATCATTTCTATTATTAGAACTTGCCATATAATCCCGTTCCTGTATACCAGATTCACTTACACGTGTTTTTTTTGGTTCAAAATCAATTGGTGGTTCATCAGGATCTGGTTCAAAATCAATTGGTGGTTCATCAGGATCTGGTTCAAAATCAATTGGTGGTTCATCAGGATCTGGTTCAAAATCAATTGGTGGTTC